CTATACAGAATCATTTAAAGGATTTTTTAAGGAACTACTGCGGATATATGTTCCAGATTTATCTGAATTATCAAATTCAATATCATAATAATGTTTTGAATTTTTGAACGAATATAGTACTTCTTTTTTTAAATTTAAAAATGTATGTGTTATAAATAGACTTTTATTTATCTTATGGTTAAAAATATTATTTATATTGATTAAATATTCTTTATTAAATGAGATTTCTAATCCATCTTTTATATTTTTTGGATCAAAGTATTTCAATGAACTGAATTTTAATTTTTGGATAAATGGATCTTTACTATTTGTATCTTTAATTACCATTACAGTATCGTAAATATCTTGATGTTCTTCAGCCAGAAATGAATACGAACTATCAAAAGAAATACTTAAATCTAATGTTTTACATAATATTCTTGAATAGTAAGTGTATGAAAGTAAAGATAATAATGAGTTAAATTTATCGTTTTCTAATGAGTTTTCTGATGAGAAATAGACAATTCCATCAATAATTATATTAAGTTTGATAGTACCAGAAGCTTTCATTTTTTCAAATATTCTATAAATTTGTGTAAAATATTTTAAAGACTGTAAATCTTGATAATCCCAAATTTTATAATTTAATAATATTGTTGTTTCTTCTCTATATTCTTCTTTTTTAAATTTAGCTTGATCAATATTAAGTGTTAATAATCCTCCAAATTTTTCAGATTTAAATGAAAATGTAGAATTACCAATGTATAAATTATCTTCGAATTCAACTAATATATTATCATCAAAATCTAATATCTCAATATTAGCTTTTAAATTTTTATGAGGACTAATTGTTACTGTACCAAGCATATCGGTTTGTGGGAAAATATTATTCAGCCCAACTGAATTGCTTGAAAGCTCAGTAATATTGAATTTAACAGGTTGACCATGATTAATGAAGTCATTGATTTTTATATTAAATTCGTTATTACATTCAGGGTTGAATTTTATTATGATTGGATCATCAGTTTCAGATTGTAATGAACTAATCTGAAAATTGTTTATACCATTGATATATGAATATTTAATATTTAGACGAGGATCGAGATGGTGAAAATATTGATTCACTGCTTTAGATATTCCCGATAAAGATGTATTAAATTTTTCAGGAATACTTAATCCCAAGCTTTGAAGGAAAGATTGATTAACTTTATATTCTGCTTCTTGTTCAGTTAAAAGTCTTTGATTAGAGTTTAAAGAAATTCGATTTTCTGCAATTTCTTTCCATTTTTTTAGTAAAGCTATTGGGTAGGCAGAAGGTTCTCGATCAATTTTAATAGAGCAATGCGCACAAAGCCAAATAGCATTACTAATATGTTTTCTTGCATCAGTGGTCATAGATTCATCATAACGAGGACCATTAATTGCAGCTGCACAAATATGAGCAGCTATTCCCGTGTCAATAACCTTTTCTACATTTGTAGAATGAGCCTCTACTGTATGTTTATAGCAAGTTGGGTTAGAACACATATTGCCTACTCTGCGGCGAAGTATGCTTATAGTTTTATCTGTAAAATTATCTCTTTTGGAATTTGACATTTTGAAATTGACATTTTTTAAATTATTTAGATTTTGAATGATTAGAATTTTAAGTCAATAATCTTTTACTCAGTCTTTAAGACTGAGTATTTAGTTTTGCTATTTCAATTCTATTTTGTTCACCATGAATCCATTTCGCATAACGTTTTTCAAGCATAGATATACTGTGACCAAGTTGATTTGCAACAAACACTGGATTCACTCCATCCATAAGCAACATAGTTGCATAAGTATGCCTAGCGTTATAAGCTGGTCGATGACGGATCTTGCATCCTTTCATCGCTTCATTCAAACGTAGTCTTGGCGGTTTTTCATTATAAAATGGCTCTTTAGTTTCAGGACATAACATCAAATAAGTACTTTTATAAGTATGTACGTTTTTGAAATTAATTAATTCTTTTAGAGCACGTTCCGATCTATCATTTAAATAGATCTCTCGAACATTTTTAGTCTTTGTTACATTTTTTTCAACTCCACGGACACGGCTTTTGTTGATCCGAAATGTTTTGTTAAACCAATCTATATCTGATTCACGTAATGCAATCATTTCTGAGGGGCGGCAACCAGTCCAGAACGCAAGTTCATAATACCAATAATAAAATCGGTCTTCTCCTTTCAAATTTTTATCAAGCCATTCTAATAAAGCGTTCATTTCTTTACGGGAAAATGGATCAGGTATATCCACTTGAACTTTACGATTTTTAATATTATCGGTAGGGTTTTCAGAAATATCTCGATTTTTTAACGCAGTATCAAATACACCACGCAATGGTGTTAAACAATTATTTAGCGTTTTGGCTGTTTGAAAATCACGATCAAATATGACTTCTTCAATATCTTCAGTCCTTATACGAGCTATTGGAGTTAACGCAAAATAGGGCATCCAGTGATGTTGCAGAATTTTTCTATAATCATTTTTTGAACCTTCACCACATGTTAAAAACTTTAAATATTTTTGTGCTATTTCTTGGAATAGCACAGAATTTTCAACGATTACATATTCATCTTCAAATTCATATCCTCTCGCTTCTGAGATGTCTTGTTCAGTCAAGACACCCCATTTAGCTTTTGTAATTAGATCACTTCTAATTTTAACGGCTGCGCTAATACCTTGCGCAGTGGGCGGGTGCGGGAGCGTGATTTCGTACCGTTGGCGTTTACACATAAAGTAGATTTGGATTGATCCTTCACGGATGCGGATGCCTGTTGGTAGCGATTCTGTGCCTGATCTGTCAACCATTGATTGTAACCTCGAATAGAATAATAAATGTTTCCGTCTTGTTTGGCCCATACCAAATCTTCAGGCCATTTCTTGCGACGATGCGTGAGTTTTTGCTCTTCAATTCCTGTTAGTTTCTCAAACTGGCATGCATCTACCCAGTCAATTGGTGTTAAGCCAAGTTCAATAAGGGCTTCTAGAATTTCATTATTCATGCAGTCACCTTTAATTTTTTTCGTTTTTGATTCTGATTTCGAGTAAATTCACGTTGGCAAATGCTACAAAGTTGGTCTTTGCCTTGTTTGCGAATATTGAAATATTGCTCACCATGTTTTTGACATTTACCAACAAACTTTTTTTGACCACTTATCCAGGCTAACTCGCGTGCCTTGCGATTAAACTCCCGACGATTTGAGCTATTGTCTGGCGTGTAAGTTGAATTGTTTGTTTCGGATTTTTGCTTTGCAGAATTATTCTTTTTTTCTGCATGGGTTTGCTCTACTGAATGAGTCATAATTGAACGTAAAGAGAACGTGTAAGGATCAACACCATTTTTCTTACATGTATTCAAATACTCAGAATGACCAAACGGAATTTGAACAGGCTCTTCAAGATTTTGGCTCTTTAAAAACTCTTCAACTTGGTTGGCCAGCTCAATTGACTGCAATTTTTTGGCGAATACATCGTGATCAATATTAGAGCGCATTAAAGTTTCTCCATGTAATCAACTGCAATGAAAGCTGCAATGAGAATAAAAGCCATTACAGTGCCGACAATAAAATCAAACTTAGTCATGAGCAGCTCCAATTAATTTTCTATAAGCGGTAACAACTTGTTTTATTTCATTTTCTGTACGCCATACGCCAAATGTAGATGTATATTGATCACTTTCTTCATTTGCCCAAATGTCGCTAGAAAATCCATCTTTACTTGATGGGTTAATCCAAAAGTAATCTTCACCAAAATTTGGATTAAAGGGAGCAGGAACATCAAAGCCATTGATTTTGATCGTGTGAGGTTTGCGCTGGAGCTTTGGCCATGTGTCAATTACTGATTGTTCAGGTACTTCAGGTGCAAAATCTTTCTGAGATTTTGAAATATTCAGAGCCTTACTCTTTTTGTTCATTGATGCTCTCCAATCGTTTGGACACGAGTGGCTTGAGCAATTTCATACAACCATTTTGACTTATCTGTTAAGTCAATAAATTCATAGTCATATGCTGCATCAAGAAATGCATTTGCTTGAGCGATAGCTGTGCTGAAATCGTGTTGATTAGTTGCATTGCGAATAGCTTTCACAGCTGAGGAAATTTGTGCGACAGCCTTGTTTTTGTAGAACCAGTGATCATTCACTGCTGGTTGAGCAAAGTCATCAGCGTGTAAACGTGCATATACAGTTTTATCAAAGCTTGTCGGCTTAGTTTTAGACGAAGATTTATTCATGGTTGCCTCAAAGAAAACTTAATTTGTTTAATTAAATTAAGACAACTTAATTTTATTGTCAACATAAAAATTAAGACAAGTTAATATTTTTTGAAGTCTATGATTTTTGAGGTACAAAAAAGCCTGCATATGCAGGCTTATTTAAAAAAGAATTAAATAAATTTTTTGGGTGGAGTAAATTTTCCAACATATTTACCTTTGTAAATAAAATCTTCTTTCAATGGGATGATATTAGGATGGAAATTCTCATTTAATGCCTTCAAATGTAAGCTGTTAAATTCTCTTACTAGAGCCTTAAAAGTAGCCTCATCATCCTGACATACCGCAATCATTTCCCCATGCTGAACATTATCGAAGGGTATATCTGGATTTATACAAACAAAATCACCATCCTTAAATTCTGGTGCATTACTAATACCTTGACAGATTAAATAGAAACTATTTTTACTAGCATCAGGCGGTGCAGGTAACCACATTTCAATTTCATGAGGTGCAATGCTTTTAACGTTAGTCATTGTTCCGCATTGAATATAAGTCAAAACTGGTAACATTCTGGTTACTGGTCTGAAGTCTGATACATTCTCAATATCTTCAGTTTTCCCATACATAATAAAATCAATAGTTGTATCGAGATTTGGTGCAAGTAAAGTTAAATGTTCATGCTTGGGCGTATTAACATCATTTTCCCAATTAGATATTGAAACATCCGAAACACCTACTTTTGATGCAAGTTCTTTCAGAGTAAATTTCTTCTGTTTACGCAGCTTTTTAATTCTAGTGCCTACAGTTTCCATAAAAAGAACCTTTAATGATCGAATATATAAATTAACTTATCTTAATTCTTGACGTAGAAAGTTAAATTGGGTTTAATAAATTAAGTTATCTTAATTTTTGAGACCAACATGACATTAGATGATGCTAAAAAACTGTTGAACTGTAGATTTAATTACGAATTGGCAGATCTTCTCGGTATTACAAACGCAGCTATTTCAGGCTGGAATGAACAGAACATTCCTGAATTACGTGAATATCAAATTCATAAAAAAGCTGCTGAGTTACAACAGGCTCAGCACATGCTTGTAAATCTACAGTTAAGTGCTCAACAAAGTAATATCTAAAATGGGAGCAAATTGGATATGAAATCATTTTTATCAAATTATGCAGCAGAGCATGCTGTGCTTCCGCTGGATGTTGCTTTATATCGTGCTTGCAAAGACAGACATGGAAGTAAGTCAGCAATAGCTGAAATATATGGATTCAATTCAATGACATTTAGCAAAGCAGTTGATGTCAATAATGATCAATTTCATTTAAAACCTGAGCAAATTGAAGCGATTGCGTCATATACAAAAGATATTCGCATTTTACAAAGCATGGCTTCGATGTATGAGAATGTTGCAATTTATCAATATCCTAATTTTGAAATTATTGGAGACTGTTCATTTCTCGCAAACATTGGCGAAGTCTCGAATAAGGTTGGTGAACTTTTTAATGGTTTAAGTGAGTCGTTAAAAGATCACATCATTACAGATGTTGAAATGGCAATGATTGAAAAGCATGCCATGGAACTGATCAGTGCGGTGGCAACGTTGAAAAATTTGGCACGTAAGAAATCTGAAAATGATCTCAAACATGAGGATCATTGAATATGGCTCTAACATTTGATCAAGTTCGAGATGCAGCAATTGGGCGTTGGCGTGATTGTATATTTCCAGCATTTGGGATTGAGGTTCCACGTAATAAAAATACACATGGTCCTTGCCCGATCTGCGGGGGTAAAGATCGTTTTAGGTTTGATGATCAACAGGGAAAAGGAACATGGATTTGTAACCAATGTGGTGCAGGTGATGGGTTTTCTTTAGTAGAAAAATCAAGAGGCTTGAAATATTCAGAAGTTTTAAAAGAAGTTGGCGCTGTATTAGGGCTTTCTGCTGAAAGTAAAGTGACTGAAGAAGATCGAAAAAAATGGCGTGAAAAATCCGAGCGTTTACAGCTGGAACAAGCTCAAAAAGAAGAGAAAGAACGTGAAGCGGCAGCCAAGCGTGCAAAACGGACATGGTCATACAAATCTGTAGACCGTGACTGCCCATATTTAGAACGCAAGCAAGTCCTTAATCATGGCTGTAAAGTCAATGGAAAGGGGAATTTGGTTATTCCGCTTTTCGATATAGACGACAAAATTTGGAATATTCAAGAAATCCATGCAGATGGACATAAGCCATATTTACCTGGTGGACGTATTAATGACTGTTTTTTTCTGATTGGTCAAATTACGGCACCAAATCAGATTATTTGTTTTGTTGAGGGTTATGCCACAGGTGCAAGCGTTTTTGAAGCAACAGGACGCGCCACAGTTGTAACATTTCAGTCAAGCAACATCGACAAAGTCGCTAAACAATTCAGAAAGAAATATCCAAATGCTCAGTTTGTATTTTGTGCTGATGACGACAGTCATTCAAATCCTCCAGATGCGGGACTGAAAGCTGCTAATAAAGCTTTGGCTGCGACTGGCGGTATTGTGATTTTACCCAAATTTGAAACAGTGGAGTCAGTATGAGTGACCAAGAAATTATTGAGCAGCCAACAGCAACATCAAAGCCACCATCTGATTTTAATGATTTGCATGTGCTACGCGGGCTTGAAGCGGTGCGCGAGCAGATTGAGAGCGGAATTTCATCTCAACTTTCTGCTTTTGCTGTTTCCCCACACCCCTTAGATTCAGCCGACCAAACTTTGGGGCAATTGTCAGGAAATGATGTAGCTATCGACAAATCCGATAGTGATTTTAAATTAGATTTTGCACCACCAATGAATGATCCTACTCAGAAAAGTCAGCAAACAACAATTGGTGAAGGAGATTTTAGGGTTCTTGACCCAAATAGCCCTGAAGCTAAACTAAAAAATGCATTGGATAGATATGCTGTGATTGCATGTAGTAATGATGCATTTGATTTAAAAACAAATCATAAATTTAAGATTTCTTCTCTTAAACATACATTGAGTAGCATCTTTAAAGTTTGGTATGCCCATGATGACCGCAAAACGCTTGAAAAAGATGAAGTTGAAAAATTATTAATTGAAGATGCTGGGCATGTTGCCCCTAATATGAGTAAAAATTGTATTTTGCTTAAAGGTGAAACATTTTTATATGACAAGTCGTTGAATCGAGTAGTGTCTTGGTCGGCTTCTCAGCTTATGTATCCGAATGAATATAAAAAATGGATTGAAAGTCCGACTCGAAGTGAAATTGATTATGAAAAATTGATCTTTGATCCGACGCGAAAAATTGACATTGACCCAAATTACATCAACACATTTGAGGGGTATGCAGTCAAAGGGTTGCTGGATCAAGACGGGAATCCGTATGAATTTTCAGATGTACGGTCACGATGTGCTGGAATTTTGAAAATGATTTGGTGTTTGTGTAATGGAGATCTTGATATTGAAAAATGGTTAATTCAATGGCTTGCATTTCCGCTTCAAAACGAAGGGCAAAAGGCACATAGTGCGGTACTGATGGCAAGTCATATTCAAGGATCGGGTAAAACGACCTTATTTGAAAAGGTTATGGGTGGAATTTATGGGAAATATCACCGCGTAATCACATCACAAGAGCTTGAAAGTCCACAGTTCAATGGATGGCTAAATAATGCTGCTTTTATCTTTGGTGAAGAAATTGCAACAAACGCTACTAAATACAACGTTACACCTTATCTAAATGCCTTAATTACTGCTAAAAGTGTGACGATTAATGAGAAGCAACGTCCTCAGAAACAGGTTCCTGCTTATTTTAATATGGCATTTGCTTCAAATGAGAATATCCCTTTTCCTTTACACGGTGAGGCTCGCCGATGGTTTGTGATTGCACCTGCGAATAAATTGGATGAAAAGTTAAGTGAACAAGTATATAGCGAAATAGCGTCAGATGGATTGGATGCATTTTATACATACTTGATGACCTACTCACTAGATGGTTTTAAGCATGATAAGCCACCAATCACGGAAGCAAAAAAGGCGTTAATGAATGCAAGTAAGCGGTCCATCGAAGTTTTTATTGATGAATGGGTTGCTGGAGAAACCAAATATAAGTATGTCAATTGCAAGGCAAGGCAGTTATATGACTCATACAAAGAATGGGCATCATCTACATTGGAGCACAAATATTCGTATCGAAAATTTACTGAAGACATGAAGAAAATTGATGGGATAAAATTGCTTGAAAAACAGCGTTGGAGATATGGTCGTGAGGAAGAGCAATCACTAATTGTGTGCGTAAATGAATGCCCCGCTGGTGAAAATGCAATGGACTGGTACGGCATTGGTGTGAATGAATTTGAAAAAGGAGTTCCAAATGTTCTTACCGCATGATAAATTAAATACTGCTGATTTTTTCAGTAAAACAATAGCTTGTACGCTATTAGATGTGAACGATGGGAATGACAAAAATCCTCGTTCACACGTTCGTTCACACGGTAATGTACTGATTAATAATAGTAAAAATGTGCAATGTGAACGAGTGAATAAATTTTCTCGCGCATACGTGAGAATTTATTTTCATTCCCTCTGTTTTATATCAACTTCTATTTCAACCCTTATTTCTGCTTTTTTTCTTCGCGTGCGCGTATATTTTATTATTCACTCATTCACATTTAATAAAATTAAATATAAAAACAATAGCTTACCATGTGAACGACTTTTAAATTTTATTCCCACATTATTCACACGTTCACACGGAGTTTGAATTATGGAAAAGTTTTTACGGTTATTAAATCCAAGAACAATTAATTATGAAGCAGATCGGATTGATGGAGGTGTGCAACAACTCACTGCACAAGATGTATTGCTTGCAATGAGCTATGCGAAATTATCTCAACTTCAAGATAACTTGATTCGTTTAAAATATTTTGGAGCAAATACAAATCAAAATGTTGAAAAATTCAGCAAAATATTGATCTCAAAATATCGTCAAAGATTTCTTGATGCTGATTTAGATATTGACTATCAATATGCTGTTGTTCTTGTTGCTTTGACTGAATTCTGTTTGGTACCTGCGAATTACACTTCAACTGAAAGAAATCGGGGAATAATTTGTGGTTGGAGTAGAACAGTAGTTCGTAATCATTTGAATCACCATATTGCATTTGTACTTGTAGACTTGAATGAGCAATTGGCTGAAGGAGAGGACAAGATTATTTTTCAGATTTATAAAATTAAGTAAACTTTGCAATTGACAAAAAACCAAATTTAAGTTAATTTTTACCACAATGGATAACTGTATTTAGTGCTGTAGTTGAAACACTGAGGCTTATCTTAGCTAACCATCTGAAAAGATGGTTTTTTTATGCCTGTATGTTTGTGTGAACCGTGCAAACATACAGGTTTTTTTTATTGTGGATAATCATTTGATAGGTGAATTCATATGTCTTCCAAAAAAAAGCGGGAGGATTTCTGGGAGCAACATGAACAAAATGTTGAGCAACAACAACGTGCTAAAGAGAAAATTCAAACTGATAAGAGTAAGCTTTGGAAAAAAGCATGTTCAGAATATTTGCTTGTAAATCCTGTTTGCCAAGATTGTGCAAAACGTAAATATAAAAACATTGCAGAACATGTTGCGCATATACAGTCACCTGGGACCAGCCAAGTATTATTTTGGGATATTAATAATTGGCAAGCTTTATGTGACGGTTGCTATCAACGAGTTCAGGGCAATATTGAATTAAATATATTAAATCCAATTCCAAAGGCGGTGCTTGGAACACTGTATACGGTGAAGTGATGACACAACGATTAGCAAAGCTGGGTAGCTCGCTGCCATCCTTAAAAAGTAATCAGGCGACCTTGCCCAAACAAGAAAACTATGGGCAAGGTCGTGGCGGTAGACCATGGCGCAGAATTAAACAACAGGTCCATGAGCGTGATCAATGGATATGCTGCCGATGTGGTCGCATTACGATGGATCTTGAGTGTGATCACATTGTGAATAAGGCGCAAGGTGGTACTGATGATTTAGATAATCTTCAGTCACTTTGCAAAGTTTGTCATGACGAAAAGTCAGCTGAAGAAAGCAAAGCAGGGATGATGATACGATGACATTTGAAGAGTGGTTTGAAAGCCAGTATTTCTATACAAATATGCGCTACAAACATGGTGATGCATTATTCTTGAAAGATGGTGACATCTACCGATTACTTGCTGTCCAGATGGTCCATATGGCTTGGAAGCTTCAGCATCAACAACTTTAATAAAAATCCAAGTGTAGTTAATTAAATATTGACAGGGCTTTTCCGTGGAACAAGCCCTTAATATCTATTTTATTAAGATATTCGTGGAACATTTTAATAAAATAGATATTGCACCAAAATGGTGCATAAAAAAGCTCGGTGGGGGGTATCAAAAAATTTTTAAGGTACTACCAGCGGACACCGCCGCCTCTCTCATTTATAAAAAAAATCTCATTTGAGGAAAAAGTAAATAAACTTTTTTGAAAATCAGATAAATATCTTAATTTTTTGACGTTTTGAGGTGAATATGGCTTTAACTGAAAAGATGAAAGCTTTTGCCCAGGCGAAAATGCAGGGCAAGTCAAATAAGGAAGCAGCTGAGTTGGCTGGCTATTCAAAAGGGTCAGCGGCTAGTCGTGGAAGTCAGTTAGCTGAAAATCCCGAGGTAGTTGCATATCTGGCGAGCTTGAATTTAAGGGGGGGCGGGGGTATTGCTCATATGCCACTTGGTCAAGCTGCAATAAATGCAGAATCTAAGGACATGGAGAATATAAACAGTTCGTTAGAGTTTTTGCAATATATTTATAAGAATCCTGCAATTGATCGCAAGATACGTATTGAAGCAGCCAAAGCAGCGCTGCCATATGAAACAGGTAAAATTGCAGAAAAAGGCAAGAAAGAGCAAAAGGAAAATGATGCTCAAGAAGCTGCGAAAGCAGGTAAGTTTGCAACATTAGAAAATCAGTTGAGAAATTAAATGACCGTAATGCCTCCAGTTTGGACAACAGCATGCCCAGACTGGGCGTTGCGAATTGTGGAAAAGCGTAGTTTGTTGCCATGTGAGCCATTATTTCCTCATGTTGCTGATATTGCTGAACGAATTTTTAAAGATTTAATTCTAGTTGATGTGATGGGTAGCCCAAAAATGGGTGATGTCACATTAGATTGGGTGCTAGGGTTTGTTCGCGTGATTTTTGGCGCTTATGATCCAGTACTAAAAAAGCGTTTGATTCGTGAATTTTTCTTGCTCATTTCAAAGAAAAATACGAAATCAACGATTGCGGCAGGCATCATGCTGACTGCTTTGTTACTGAATTCTCGAAATTCTGCCGAGCTGATTATTATTGCTCCGACAAAGGAAGTTGCAGACAATTCATTTAATCCGATCCGTGACTTCATTCGTGAAGATGAAGAGCTGCGTGGCATGATGAATGTGTCTGAGCATACAAAAACGGTCACGCATCTTGGCACTCACGCTGTTCTTAAGGTCGTTGCAGCAGATAGTGATGCATCGGCAGGTAAAAAAGCGTCATGGATTTTGTTTGATGAGGTTTGGATTTTTGGTAAACGGCCAAAAGCAGCATCAATGTTTCGTGAAGCAAAAGGTGGTCTAGTTAGTAGACCTGAAGGTTGCGTAATTTATCTTTCAACAATGTCAGATGAACAGCCACAGGGTGTATTTAAACAATTATTAGACTATAGCCGTGATGTGCGAGATGGAACGAAAATTGATCCAACATTCTTGCCATTGTTGTTTGAATTCCCGAAAGAATATTTAGAAAATGATCTGCATTTGTTACCTGAGAATTTTTATATTACCAATCCGAATCTTGGAGCTTCTGTTGATCTTGATTATCTAGTAACTGAGTTTCAAAAAGCGGTTGATGCGGGTGAAACAGAAAAGCGCGACTTTCTTGCTAAGCATTTGAATGTAGAAATTGGCATGATGCTCCGCGCTAATCGGTGGTCAGGTGCTGATTTCTGGCAGATGGCAGAATATAAAGATCGGTTAAATATTGAAAAGTTAATTGATCTGTGTGATGTCATTGTTGGTGGGTTAGATGGTGGTGGGTTGGATGATTTGTTCGGTATGGCTTTGATCGGGCGTGACAAAAAAGATTCATCGATATGGTATGGCTGGAATCGTGCCTGGGTTCATCCAATTGCTCTAGATCGTCGTAAAGAAATCGCACCAGCATTGCAAGATTTTGCTAAACAAGGTGACTTGGTTATCGTCGAGAAAATTGGTGATGATGTTAAGCAAGCTGGGGGGATTCTCAAAAAAATATATGATGCAGGGAAGTTTCCTGAAAAGTTTGCAATAGGCTTAGATAAAGAAGGAATGCCATCATTACAAGATGGTTTGTTGGAATCGGGTATTCCTTTTGAATTATTGATTGGTATTCAGCAGGGATGGAAGCTGTCTGCACCAACGATAACACTTGAGCGGAAAATAGCGGAAGGAAAGTTTTTGCATGCAGGTCAGCCCATGATGAATTGGGTAGTGGGTAATGTGCGTTGTAAAGTCAGCGGAAATAATTTGCTGGTGACTAAGCAAGAAAGTGGTAAAGCTAAAATAGATCCATTCATTGCAAGTTTAAATGCCACAGCTTTGATGTCCCTAAACCCAGAACCAGCAAGTCAAAGTTTTGGAGTGTATTTTTTATGACACGAAATGAAAGAATAAAATTGGAGATGATTCATCTTCAACATGAAATTTCCCATTTGGGAGCCTGTACAACCTCAGGCAAATCAGAACAAGAGGTCGCTCACATTGATGAGCGATTTTTTTTGGCTTGTGAAAAGTTGGATTCACTCAAAGCAGGCTTACAGCGTAGTAAAAATTAGGAGAAAAACAATGAAGCTTGCTTATAGCTTGCTTGAGGTCAAGTCAGTGAATGATGACGAGTGGAAGCTTGAGGGTATAGCAACCACACCTACGCCTGACCGTGTTGATGATGTTGTTGAGCCTAAAGGTGCGCAATTTACATTGCCTGTGCCATTCCTGTGGCAACACGATAAACGACAGCCGATTGGAAATGTAACAGAGGCTCAAGTCACTGATGATGGCATAAAGGTCGTTATTCAACTTGTTAAGCCAGATGATGTGGAATCTGATGAATTAAAAAAACGACTACAAGAGGCTTGGGACAGTATTAAAACAGGTCTAGTGCGTGGTTTATCCATTGGGTTTCGTGGTCTTGAAATGGCAGATATTCAAGGAACTTGGGGCTACAAGTTCATTAAATGGGATTGGTATGAGCTTTCAGCTGTAACCATTCCAGCCAATCAAGAGGCAACAATTACAGGTATTAAATCACTTTGCCATCCTGAACAAAAACAGTTATCTGACAATGACAAAGAAAAATCTTTGCCATGTAAATCACCTGTTTCACAACAACCAGCAGCTCCAGTACCTAAATTGGGTGGGGTAAAGCTGCTTGATTCACCTAAGTTTAAATCTACTGGAGTAAAACTCGTATGACTTTGCAAGAACATATCGACAAGATCAAAGAAACGATCAAAGATACTGAAAAGAAAATGACAGGTGTCATGGAAAAGTGTCTGAAAGATGGTAAAACGCCAGAAGGAGAAGATGAAACAGCCATTAAGGGGTTTGAATCAGAGCTTGAAAATCTGCGTTTAAATCTTAAACGTCTTGAGGATCTTAAAAAGTCTCAGGATGAATTAGCTGATACCACAACACCTGTTGTAGGGGCTAATCCAAAAGAAGGTAAAGATACAACACAGGGTAAAGAAGCAATCAAAACTGAAAGTGCTTTACCTAAAGGGATTGGTTATGCGATTGCAGTTAAAGCCCAAGCTGTTGCAGCACTAAGTAAAGGAGCTGTTACCGCATCTCAAGTACTGGATTCTTGGAATGCACCAGAAATTATTAAAAATGCAGTTACTCAAAAAGCTTTAGTTGGTACAACTACTGAACCAACTTTTGGGGCATCTTTGGTAGATTTTCAGGTTTTATCTGGCGAATTTATTGAATTATTACGTGGTAAAACAGCTGTAGATAAGTTGGCTGGGCGTATGCGTGGAGTGCCATTTAACATTAAAGTGCCTTCTCAAACAGGTGCATCTACAGTCAATTGGGTAGGTGAAGCCAAAACCAAGCCTGTAACTAATCCTACCTTTGGTAGTATGACATTAACGAAATCTAAAGTTGCTGGTATCGTTATGCTTTCAGAAGAATTAGTGCGTTTTTCTAATCCTAAAGCTGATGGTCTGGTACTGGATGATTTACTTAAGGCCACTGCAACATTTATTGATGCTCAGTTTTTTGATCCAACCAAAGCGGAATCCACAGATAGTCCTGCATCTATCTTAAATGGTGTAGCTGCTATTCCAAGCTCAGGTGTTTCTGGTGCAGCCATTGAAGCAGATTTATTGGCAGTAATTCAAAGTGTCCTTGATGCAGGACTTACCTTGGATGGTGCAAGCTGGGTGATGTCTGAAACACGTGCTGCTCAGTTAAGTGTATTGCGTGATGCGCTAGGCAAAAAATATTTTGAAGGTATGAATTTGAATGGCGCAAAAGAGCTATTAACGTTACCAGTTGAAATTTCTGCTGCATGTGCTGACAAAATTGTTCTGGTGTTGCCATCACAAATTTTGCTTGCCGATGATGGCGGTGTGGATTTTGCGATCAGCTCTGAAGCATCAATTAACGTAGGCACTGATGTAGCTCCAAAGTGGATCAGTACGTATCAAGATGATTTGATTGCTATTCGTGGTGAGCGTTTTATCCGTTGGAAACCACGTGGGAAAGCAGCTGGTTATATTCAGTACTAAACAGTTTATTTTAATGCCAAAGCCCCTAATTTTAGGGGCTTTTTTGTTGAGTAGAAAATATGCCAAAAGTTAAGTTTTTGAGTGATTTATGTTCTGGTCCAGCGGGTAGTGTCCATGATTTGCAAGATTATGAAGCAAATATCTTGATCAAAATGAAAGTTGCTGAATTGGTTGGTGATAATCAACCTGTTGATCCTGTTGATCCTGTTGATCCTGTTGATCCTGTTGATCCTGTTGATCCTGTTGATCCTGTTGATCAGGTCAAAAATGGGAAAAAATCTGCACAAAAAGGTGAGTAAATGGGGCTTTTGAGCAAAATATTTCGCAATAAGTCTATGTCACCTGTTGCCGGTGGTAGTGGCGGTTGGCGAATTCTTGAATCATTCATGGGTGCGTGGCAGCGGAATGTTGAGCTTAAACATGAAGATATTTTGAAATTTCATGCTGTATTTTCATGCATTTCTATAATTTCAAAGGATATTGGAAAATTACCGCTCGAATTACGCAAAAAAGAAAATGGCGTGTGGGTTAAAACAAAGGATATAAACCTGCCATTCTTTGAAAAGCCTAATCATTTTCAAACGATGCAACAATTCCTTGAATATTACATTATTTCTAAGGTGACACGCGGTAATACTTATGTTTTAAAACTTCGCAATTTTAAAGGGGATATTGAGCAACTCATTGTATTGAACCCGGATAATGTAACACCGCTTGTGAGTGATGAAGGTGATGTATTCTATCGAATTGGTATAGATAAACTTGCAAAGCAAGGTGAATCTCTTATTTTGCCAGCCAGCGAAATTATTCATGACCGTTGGAATTGTTTATACCATCCTTTAGTTGGTATTAGTCCAGTAGTTGCTTGTGGATTATCTGCCACACAGGGAGTGGCAATTCAAAAATATGGTGCAAAATTCTTCGCCAACAATGGTCGACCAGGTGGAATTTTGACAATGCCAGGAAAAATAAATGATGAAGATGCCAAGAAAATTAAAGAGGCTTGGGATTTGAATTATTCTGGTGAAAATGTTGGTAAAACTGCTGTTATGGGTGGAGATGTTAAATATATCTCGATGGCAATGCCTGCTGCGGATGCTCAAATGATTGAGCAGCATAAATGGTCAGCAGAAATTTGTTGTTCAGTATTTAACGTGCCTCCTTGGAAAGTTGCTATTGGTAGTATTCCTCAAGGACAAAAAGTTGAGGATCTAGAACGGATATATCTTAACAGTTGTTTGCAAAGTCCTATCGAAGCCATAGAAAACTGTTTTGATGATGCATTTGATTTAAAAGCTAAAGGTTATGAAGTCTTTCTAGATCTATCAACATTGTTGCGAATGGATTCAATGTCACAAATGAATTTTTATTCTGTTGGTGTCAAGGGTGGCATTATTTCCCCAAATGAAGCTCGAAATCAGTTTAATTACAGCCCTGTTGCTGGTGGTGATTCTGTTTATATGCAACAACAAAACTTTTCACTCGAAGCATTGTCTAAACGTGATGCCAAGGATGATCCATTTGCTGGAAATTCTGGAAAATCTACAGGAGATAATAATGCTGACAGTGAATGATGTTGCTCGACATTTAAGATATGACGAAGGTTTTGATCAGGAAGATTTACAGATGTTGCTTGATACATCAGAGCAGGCTGTAAAGGACCATGTGAAAACCAAGTTTGATGCTGAAAATAAAGTGCAACAGAGAGCAATTCTTTTGTTGTGTGGTTATTACGACAAATACCGCGGTATTGAAAAAGAAATGCCATCCAATGGCAATTTCTTACCTGAGCCAGTATTGGCTTTGCTTAATCCGTATTACACGCCTTTGGTGCTGTAATTTACTTATGAGGCATATCAAAAATGACCTGTTTAGGATGTGAGAAAAGACGTGAATGGATCAGAGAACAACTCGAAGCAGCAAAAAAATCTTGGCGAATGCTCGTGCAACGAAACAGTCCTCAAGTTGCTGGAAGCAATGACAGCACAGAATCAAGTGATAGCCACACAAAACCAAGTGATGAGCACACAGAATCAACAGCTGATTTCAATCGTGGACCAGAACAGTCAGTTGATGAATCAAGTTCAAAGCCTGATTGATTTGATTGGTGAAGAAGAGCAAGAGCAGGAACCTAAACCACAATTTCGGGATGATTAGTCTATGCAAGCTGGAAAATTACGCCACAGAATCACGATTCAAAAACTTGTTTCAGGTGGTCGTGATCAAGCTGGTATGCAAACAGGTGATGTTTGGGAAGACTTCATAACAGTATGGTCAGATGTGTCTGATTTATCTACCCGAGATATTATTGCGGATCGTGCTGTGCAAGGCACAATGCAAGCTCGGGCGCTTATACGTTATTCCTCAAAATCTGCTCAAATTGATACAACAATGCGAGTGAAGTTTGACGGTAAGTTATACCGAATAGATGGTGCTCCAAAACATGACCTCGATAGCCGTCGTGAATATCTCACTTTGAATTTAGCTGAAGGGTTAAAAGAATGGGGGTGATTGATGGCAGAGCAATATATTCATGGTTTGGATGAGGTTGAGGCTAAGTTAGAGCTTTTATCTAATGGTAAGGCTGCTAAACGTGCGGCTAGTAGGGCAGCTAAGCGAGCTATGGCTATTGTCCGTAAAAGTGCAGTAGCACAAGCAAAACAATTGGATGATTTGAAAAGTCCTGAACGGATTTGGAAAAATATTGTCGTTAGGACAGGTAAAATAACTGGTAATAATGTCAAGATGAGAGTCGGCATTCGTGGTGGTGCAAAATCATATGTGAAATCTAAAGATAATGTTCGAAAAGGATTAGCTGGCAAAAAATATAAAACTGATGGTGATAAGCAAAACCCTGGTGGAGATACTTTCTATTGGAGATTTCTTGAATTCGGTACACAGAATATGATTGCCCGACCATTTATGCGTCCATCATTGCAAAACAATGTAAATACAATCACCAATGATTTTGCGGGCATTTTTAGCACTGAAATCGATAAGGAGTTGGCGAAGTTATGATTCCTATTTTTAATGTGCTGAGTGTTGAAAATACCCTTGTAGCTGATCGAATTTATCGTGATCTTGCACCCGAGGAGGTTACATATCCTTATGTCACATGGTTTTTGACAGGTGGTGAGGCATTAAACGATAAAGATGAACCATCAACAGTGGACCGCATTTATTTTCAAGTCAATTGTTATGGTAAGTCGGAAAGCGAAGCACATAAGGCTTATGTTGCTGTCCGTTCAATCTTAAAAAAGCACTGTAATATTTCTGGTTTCTTAAATACAGGTATTCCGGCTCAAGGCTCCAGTTCAATGAGTTTTGAAGCGGTCTGGCTCATCGATTCTGATTAATTTTAAAATTTTTCTAGGCAGTCTTTAAGACTGCTTTTTTTATGCCTGAAAATAATTGAGGAGTAGCTACTCATGGCACGTATTAAATCGCAAGGCACAAAAATTTATGCCTTGGTTGGCGCAGCAATTGTGCGTTTCAGTTGTTATAAAAATGTGGATTTGGGTCAAGACTCAACTTCTAAAATTGATGTGACTTGTCGTGATGCTGATGAAAAGTCCTATGAAAAGGGGGTAATTGATCCAGGTGAGGGGAGTTTAACTGTTCAGTTGGATGATGAAAATGCATCACATGCCAATATTTTAGAGCTTGCTGAATCAGGGCAAGAGTTGAAATGGTTTGTGGGTGATAAAGGTGATGGGGCAGAACCGACTGTTACAGTGGGTACTGGTGTCGTGACATTGCCGAAAACGCGTAACTGGGTGACCTTTACAGGCTACTTAAACAAAGCTGCTCCGACAATGGCAGATAATGATGTTTGGACCTATGCATTTCCATTGGTTCGCACAAGTTCGGTCACTACAATTTTGCGTGACACTACCCCTTAATTCATAGCCCCAATTTTGGGGCTAATTTTTTTCGAGTATAAAATGGCTATAGTAGATTTTAAAAAAGCGAAAAAGATCACCAAAGCGGGTGCTCCAGTCGAGCACACACTTAAATGGTCGGTCATTGCGACTGAGCAAAATATTCTTGATCTGATTGATTTAACCCAAAATTCTAAGTTAAAAGTGGATGAACAGGTTGAACTTGAAGGTCAGGTATTCATCAAGCGTTTGAGTTTTAAAGCGGGTCGTGATGTTGCCAAAGCCTATGAATGGGACATCAATTATGACGACATTGAAAAGTCAGAATTGAAGTCTGTTGATTCGGATCGTTTGCAAGCTTCTCAATTGATTGGCTGTATTTGTGAAGATGCAAAAGGTTCCCCATTTTTTGAATCGGTTCAAGATGTTTATGACTCTGATCCAGCCTTTATCGCTGCACTTTATAAACTTGCTGATGATATTAACAACTTTATGGGAAAGTCTCGGACGAAGAACTCGACCAGTGTGAACTCCTCTGCGAGCTTGTCCTCAACGGAGTCGGTGGACGAACCCTTGAAGAAGCATCCGAAAAAATAAGTTTAAAAGAAATTGCGATTTGGCGAGCTTATCGGCAACGTCGAGGTAGCTTCAATATTGGTCGTCGTGTCGAGCAGGCAATAGGTGATCTAATGGCTTTCTATCATAATGGCAAGGTTGAGGCAAAACATCGTATTAATCCGATTACATTAATGCCTCATGAGGATCAGCCTGAAGAAGTCGAAGTAGATTTATTTGAAGCATTATTTGCGATTGCGCAATAAATATTAATTTTAGTTAGATTTTATAATTAAAATTAAGTAAACTTTGATTTCGCATAGGTGAATTGACATTGTGATAAATCCAAGCTACTTTAAAAATGCATCAGCAAAATCTGATGCTTGGATTAGCCTCCAATCAATTCTCTAGACCAAAAGACCGCTTGGCGGTTTTTTAATGCCTATAGCTTTTTACGCCCTGTAGAAAGTGCCTGCTATGGTGGGTTAGGTAGGAGCACTTCGGTGCGCCAGATTTCCTAGAGACTGGTAAGGCTAATCCTACTTAATCCGCCACCCAATTTTTTAGCCTTAAATTTGGTGGTGAAAAATTCCTTCTCTCTGGGAGTATTCATTATGAATACACGAATTTCTACATCTAATAATCAGGTTATTCTTTTTAAAAATGTTCCTGTTGTAACTACAGAGCTTTTAGCGCAGTTGTATGAAACTGTAGCGGATAATATTAAGAAGAATTTTAATCGAAATAAAACTAAATTTATTGAGGGAAAGCATTTTTTTAAAATTGAAGGTGCTGTACTAAGAGAATTTAAGGACAAGGTAACTCAAAGTCACTTAGTCAGTCCAAATGCAAAGCACTTGATTTTATGGACTGAACGAGGTGCAGCACGTCATGCCAAAATGTTAGACACGGATCATGCATGGGAAGTATTTGAACAGCTTGAGGACAGTTATTTTCATCAAGCGACTAAGACACTGCCTCAACCTCAACAATTTACACCGAATCAAAATATGATGTACTTGCCTAAAGCAGAGGGTAAGTATTTTATTGAAAATAAAAATGATGGCACCTTGATTGTGCGTGATGCCAATAATGTGACTGCGATTCGTCGTAGAGATCTGGATGTAGTTAAGCGTGACTGTCAGACCATTCGTCAAGAGTTAGAGCTGTTTTTGCGTCAATTGGACAAGATGGAAAAGTCATTGGAGCTTGATGGTGAGTTATTGCCTTTGCTTGGTCAGCTGAGTTGGCGAGGGATTTAGTCAAATAGCAAGTATTGAAGCCGCTGATTATGCGGTTTCTTTTTATGAAAAAAATTAGTATCGTGTCCTAAAATCAAGGATTTTATGATATGAAAAGATTGCTTTTTGGTTTAATGTTTGGGTTTTGTACAGTATTAAATGCTAAAAATTTAACATCAATTAATGAAATATATAAGTTAACTGATAAGCAAATTTCACAATGTACAATAAGTGGTTTCACCTTGATGAAGATAGATGATGGATTTAAAAAAATTCTTAATTCTAAACTGAACTCATTTAGTACATTAAAGGCAACTGATTTTGATATGAGTGAATGCTTATCAAAGAAAAATTTACAACCCAATGTTGTAACCACATATTTTTGGCAAAAGAACCAAAAGTTTATGGATCAAAACTTAACAAGTTATATTGCTTATGATTATTTAAATAAAAAAATGTTAGTAGTTTTGTTGGATAATGACTTAAACACTTATCTTATTGGTGATAAAGATAATTATTTGATTGAAGCTTTAAAGAATAGTAAAGATGCGAATGATGTTTTATTTGGGAATATTAACTGGAACTCTGAAAATGATTTTAAAAATTTAGGAAGTTCTAATTCAATTCCGAGTAAGGATGATTTAATTCAAATGGAGCAAAAGAAGCTTGCTATTTTAAAGAACGATTTGTTATGTAAAACTGTATTTGATATAGCTGAAAATGTGATGCAAGGTCGCCAAGCTGGAATACCTAAAGAAACACAGATTCAAATGAATAATCAGTCTCCTTATTCAAATAGTGATTTAAAAAAATACGAAGTACTTTTAATTGATAAGGCATATGCTTCTGAAATATTTGTAAAACCACTTGATAAGTTTGCTTATTCAAAAGGTTTTGCTTATCAATCATTTTTTGAATGTAGAAAATCATTTAGTTAACTAGATTATTTATAAAACCGCCGATTGGCGGTTTTTTATTACCTAAAGGAAAGTCATTATGGCAACAGCATCACTTGGGCGCTTGACATTAGATCTTGTTGCCAGAATTTCAGGTTATACAGAGCCATTGAGCAAGGCGGAGCGCGAAACTCGTCGTTCAACCAAAGCTATCAGCGAATCTTTTGATCTTGCAAGTCTTGCTGTGAAAGGTTTTGGTGTGGTGATGGGGGGATTATCCGTTGCAGGGGTGATTGCTTATAGTGAAAAAGTCATTACTGCTGGGAATGATATTCAGAAATTTTCAAAACTTGCCAATGCTTCCACCGCACAATTGCAATATTACGCCAAGGGGGCTGAAACAGCAGGCATATCATTAGAGTCTTTTGCAGACAAAATGAAAGATATGCAGGATCGTATCGGTGATTTTCAGCAAACTGGTGGTGGGCCTCTTGCAGACTTTTTTACCAATATTGCACCACGCGTAGGTGTAACGATTCAACAATTCCAAAAACTGTCTGGTCCTGAAGCATTGCAGCTTTTTTATAACTCATTGGAGAAAGCTGGCGCTTCTACCAATGATATGAAGTTTTATATGGAGCAGATCATATCTGATTCATCATTGCTTATTCCATTGTTGGAGAAAAATGGGGAGGGTTTTAAGTTTTGGGGGGATGCTGCACAGAAAGCAGGTGCGATCATGTCTGATGATATGGTTAAAAGTTTAGCTGAAGCAAAATCTAACTTACAGCTTCTGGATTTACAGTGGCAGGGACTTCAAGCAACATTAGTTAATCAAGTTGTACCTGTTGTTGAATTGGTTATTGAGAATTGGGACAAAATTGAAGCAGGCGCAATTGCATTAAGTGCTGTAATTGGAACTCGTTTAGCTTTGGCATTCGTTATTGCTGGGGGGCAAGCTGCGGCAAGTTTAATACAATATACAAGGTATCAAATCGCTTTGGCACGTATGGCGGGTGAAACAATTACCTTGACCACAGTTACCCGAGGTTTGGGCGGTGCAATGTTAAGCCTTGTTGGTGGTCCATTGGGATTGATTGCGTTAGGTGTACAGGTTGCCATCGCAGGGGGAACGTATTATGCGATGACACGTAAAACTCAAGATGCAACTGAAGCATTTGATATGCAAGGTAAGTCAATTTCAGATTTGATTGGTCATTACAATGGACTAAGTAGGGCAAAGCAACAAGCATTTGCTTATGATGCAACTAAAGATTTGCAGAACGATGTTGAGGCTTATAGTAAAGCAAGAGAGGCATTTTATGATTCTGCTGTAAATATTGCATATGGTTCAGCAGATAGTGAGCAGGCTGTTAAAGCTATTGATGACCTTGTTGCAAAGTTTAAAGCGGGAAGTATTTCAGCTGAAGATTTTGCAAATGGTATGGTTAAGTTAGGTCTTTATACAGATCAGCAAATTTCAACAACAGTTAAGTTTGCAGAAAAAGTAGACCTTGCAAAGTCCAAAATGGATGCACAGAAAAACGTTGTTGATGCTTTAAAGATCGCAACTGATTCTGTCAATAAATCGCAAAAAGATCAGACCAAAACAGTCAATGATTCAGCAAGTGCTTGGCAAAATCTCACTGAAAAGCAAAGAAAATATATCGAGCAAGTAAATACTGATCTATTGCGGGATAAATATATCTCGGAATTGGTAGGTCGTGGCTTTACGCCAGAGAAAGCCAATGCCCTTGCAGATGCACAGGCCAATACCAATGAGGGGAATGCTTATAAAACGCCACTTCAGCAGGATGTAATTGATGCTACTTTAAAAAGATATAATTCTAAAAATTATACTTTTGGTAAACAGGATCTGGCAGCTATTGCAAAAGTTCAAGGTATTGCCAAAGCTAACAACTTTGCACAAATAGAAGGTTTATATGGTCTTCCTAAAGGGGCATTGGCAGCCTACGTGTTAGGTGAGTCTGGAGGCAATTTCAATGCTAAAAGTCCGACAGGTGCAACAGGATTATTCCAGACAACTGGAATTTTCCGTAAAGAATATAAACTTAATTCTAGAAGTTCAATTGAAGCTCAAGCGACAGCAGTAGCGGATGCTATAGCAAAAGGGATAAAGGAGTTTGGAAGCTTAGATAAGGCAATGATGTCACTGAATGCTGGTATTGAAGGTACTAAACAGTATTTGGCTGGAAACATTGGAAACAAAGCTGGTCAAATGTCACCCTCTAAGGCGAAAGAGGTTGCTGGATATTTCCCTAAATTTGCAAAATATTTTGCTGGTGTAAATGATAAAACTACTATTGATGATTCATTTATGATGCCTACACAGGCTGATATTCTCCAACAGAATGCAAATATAGCTCAGGCAGCATTTGAGCTTTCAGAAAAGCGTAAAGAGGTTGATAGACAATATTATTCAGAGTCTGAAAAGCTTGCCAAGGATCATCAAGACCGTATTGATAAAATCACGCAAGCCTATACGGGGACTGATCAGCTTAAAACACGATTAGCTCAAGAAGATGTACTTTATAAAGAGCAAGTTACACAGCTCGAAGTAAGTCGCCAACAAGAGCTTAATCAACTCAAAGCATTTGAGACTGATCGAATTTCACAGATTCGTGAAAGTTATGATGAAGAAATTCGTTTAATGCAGGTGAGTACCAAGTATATCGGGGCTGAGCGGAGTAAACGTCTAGAACTTTTAGAGCGTGCGAAGCAAGCAGAAATTGATGCTGTGAAGCGTGAGGAAGAGGAGCGTGTTCAGTCTGCATTTGAATCATATCTCAATGAAACTGATATTGTAGTTAACAGATATAAGCGTGAGCGTGAAGAGATTCAAAAAAACTATCAGTTGACCAAGGAAACCAGAGAAAAGCTTTTACAAGCCAATCAAATGGGAGTTGACAGTGTTCTTCTGAAAAATAGTCAAAAGATAGATGATATGTCATATCAAAGTCTTGATTATGTTTATAGAAGAAATCAACCAAATAAAGCCGCGTGGACTGATTTGGAGAACCAGTATTACGGTCAACAGGGGGCATTGAATAAGGCTTATTCAGAACAACGTGGAGGGATTTTTTCTGCTGTTGATGATGAGAATGAACTGAACGCGCAGTTGTTGGTAGCACATGAGCAATATTTACAAGCTAAAGCAGCTTTAGATGATGAATATTCTCAAAAGGAAAGTGATTTGATTAAGAGCCAGCATGAGAATCAACTTTCAATTTGGGGGAATTTATTGGGTCAGGCGCAGAATACTTTTTCGCAACTCACTCAAGCTGTCAAAGACGCCAATGGAGAACAATCGGCATCTTTTAAAGTTATGTTCCTTGCTCAACAGTCATTTGCAATGGGTTCTGCGTACATTTCAGCGGTACTAGCAGCTTCGCAAGTAGCAGCTGATGCTACGATTCCATTTTTTGGAGCAAAGGTTTCTGCTTCGAAAGCTATGTTAGCAATGGGGATGATGAATGTTGGTTTGATTGCATCTCAAGCATTGGCTGGTATGGCGCATAACGGTATCGACAATATTCCTCGTGAGGGTACATGGTTGCTCGATGGCGGTGAACGTGTGTTAAATCCTCAACAAAATAAGGATTTAACTAACTATCTTAATCAGCGTCAAAGTGCAGGGAGTGGCGTCAATGTCGTTATTAATAATTATGGCAACGATAAGGTGCAAACATCTACTGGACCTGATGGAAGCTTATTGGTTGAAATTGGAAAAATGGTGGATGGGGCTGTTGATCGTGGGATTCAGCGGAATATGAAACAAGGTTATCCATTAGATAAAGCTTTTCAAAGAAAGTGATTTTTAAGTCATTTGCTTTAATAAATATTTATAGAGGTTGTATGAGTGATAGAAAGCTTTCAATATGCCCTGATTTAGCCAATAGTTCACAGACCAATAACTTTAAGGTATTGACCAGTAAGTTTGGTGATGGCTATGAGCAAAACGTGTCCGTTGGAATAAACAATAAATCTGGGGTTTGGCAATTTGCTAAAACTGGTAATGAGGCTTTAATTCGAGAGATTAAAGCCTTTTTTGATGACCATAAAGGTGCTGATTCTTTTCTGTGGGACGATCCAATGGAGGGAGAGGTTCGAGTTAAAGCGGGTGAATATCAAATCACCAGTTTGGGAGCTGGCATGTGGCAAATCTCAACAACATTTACCCAAGTTTTTTACCCTTAAATTAAATATTCAAAAGCCGCCGAAAGGCGGTTTTTTATTGTGAGAAAATCATGACATATCAAACAATTAATTTAGGCACTGCACCAAGTGGTGCTGGTGGCGATACCTTTCGTTCAACTGGCACAAAAATAAATGAAAACTTTACGAACAATACGCATGCAGCAAGTCGCTATGTGGGCACAAGTGCTGGCAATGTAATGGAGGTTGGAGCATTTGGTGTGGGTTCGAAAGTAACCGGCTTTGAAAATAGCAATAAAAAAGAATTTACGGGACGTTTTTTTGCAATTGGAGAAGTAGATCCGGGTGATACGTCTAATATTCAATCTTATCGAATGGGAATAAATATTCCATGGGTTGATAATTCTGCTTTATCACAAATATTATTTGGGCTTAACCAAACAAACCAAGTTGGTTTTAGGACATGGGATGCGAATAATGGATGGGCACCAGGAGGGCATCGTTTATTTTATCATACTGGAAATGTGATTAAGGATAGCAACGGTTTCTTAAAAGGAGCATCACCAGTTATTCAATTATTTGCCAATAAAATTGAATCAAATGAAGAAGCTTCTGAACAAAATCCAATTTTTGAAAAAGTTGGAGTTGGTCATTATCTAATTAAAAATACGCTTGGATTTGCTAAAGAAGGTTGGTGGATTGAGGTTCCGACAGATAGTAATGGCAATCGTATTTGCGCTGTTGAATATCAAACATTAGAAAATGGTGATCTTGAAATTAAGACATTCAAGAAAAAGCTAAATGATGAAGGGGATATTGTTGCAAATTTAGATATGCCTATTGATATTCCAAACAACGCAAATGGTGAACCGCGTTGGATTGATGTTCGACTTCATTCAATTGCTAAAACTGTTGTCAGAAAAGTACCACGGACTGAAAAGCAACCTCGAATGGTTCAACAAGTGAAATATGCACCGCAACTGACTTATATCACCAAATATGAAGATCTATTTGATGATGCTGGAAATTCAGTCATTGTGGATGGGCAAAAATATCAAAAGCCAGTTACCCACATTCAAACAGATAAAAATGGTACTCCAATCTTGAGCAATCAACCTGTTATCAATGATAAAGGCGAGCCAGTATTTGAATGGGTGCAAGCTGTTGATAGTGAGAATAACCCAATCTTTGATGATGTACCTGTGCTCGATGACAACGGCAATCCTATTTATGATGAGGTAACTTATGAGCCTCAGCAGTGATTTTCAGAAGCTATATGCAGATGGAATCGTAACATTATTTGAATTAGACGCCAGCAAATTAGGAGCTGGCGTTTTACGTTTTCATGGGCATATCTCTTATCAAGATTGGGAAAAGATTTATAGCTCAATTGGTTCAGATGCCTTGATGGGGGCGGATACTGGTTCAATTGGAAAAGTTTTTGATGTTGGCACAGAGAAAGTTTGGCAGCGGAATATCATTTGGCAAGGTCAAACATTTTCTGCAATGTCTATTCAAGCCACTGGCTTAGAGATGAATTCGTCAGGGAAGGCATCAAGTCCAACATTATCAATGGCGAACAATATCGACGGACTTCAAAATGCGGTTTCTGCTTATTGTTTACAGTTCAATGATTTTGCAGGCGCAAAGCTAACCATCATTGAAACCTTGGCTAAATATCTTGATGCTGAAAATTTCAGTCAGGGCAATTCCACAGCTTCCAATGAAGCTGAAAAGCAACTTTGGTTTATTGAACAAAAAACCTCTGAAAACATGGAGCAAGTGACGTTTGAATTGTCGAATCCGATTGATTTCGAAGGTCAACGAATTCCAATGCGTCAAATCAGCAGTCAATGCCACTGGTGCATGATGGGTGATTATCGTGGTGAAGAATGCGGTTATACAGGTGCAGCCATGTTCACTGAGAAAAATGAACCTACAGATAATCCTGCATTGGATAAATGTGGTGGTCGTTTAAGTTCCTGCAAAATTCGAAAAAATGAAGGCAGTTTTGGTGGTCAACCTGCCGCTAACATGATTGGGTGATTTATGAAGCTATCAGCAAAACTTAAAAAAGAGATCCATTTGCATGCCGCTGAAATGTATCCAATCGAATGTTGCGGTGTGATTATCAACAATTCTTATGTTCGCTGTACAAACATTTCAGCACAACAGGATCAGTTTGAAATAGATCCTGTGGACCTTGCACACGCTGAAGATATGGGGGAAATCCAAGCCTATGTGCATTCTCATCCGAATGCTTCGGCAAAAGCTTCTGAACTGGACTTAATTCAAATCGAATTGCATAAAAAACCTTGGGTGATATGTGCTTATCCTGATATTGAATTTCAATTGTATCAGCCTAGCGGCTACCAAGTCCCTTTGATCGGACGAAATTATCATCATGGTTGGCAAGATTGTTATTCACTTGTTCGGGATTTTTATCAGCGTGAATACAATATTGCATTGCCTAATTTTGAGCGCCTAGATCGTTGGTGGGAATCTGCTGGAAATGCTTCATTGTATTTGGATAATTTCAGTAAAGCAGGTTTTAGCGAAGTCACTGATTTGCAATATGGTGACGTCATGTTATGTCGAGTAGGACGAACTGAACATGTCAATCATGCGGTGATTTGGCTAGGGGATAATGCTTCATTGAACTCAGAGCAAACAGAGCCTTGCGTTGGGTCTACATTGATTTTACATCATCCATATAACCGAAAATCAGTGCGAGAAGTGTTTGGCCAACAATGGCAAGAGCGTGTTGCTGTCACAGTGAGACACAGAGATGTTAAAAACGATTAAGCTCTATGGTGTGCTGGGTCAAAAGTTTGGTCATCAATTTAAGCTTGATGTTGCAAGTCCACGTGAAGCAATACGAGCTTTATCTGCCCAGATTGATGGTTTTGAAAACTTTATGCTTGGTGCGCATGAACGTGGTTTAGCTTTTGCAATTTTTACAGACAGTAAAGCCAAACAGCGTGGCAAGAAAAAAGCAGCGTGTTTTGACGCATCCAGTGGGCGAATCATATCGGGTCACAATATCGGTGAAACCGAACTGGATATGATCACTGATACAAGTGAAATCAAGATTGTGCCTCGGGTCATGGGTGCAGGTGGAGATAATGGAGCTTTGCAGCTGGTGCTTGGAGTGGTAATGGTTGTTGCTGCATTTTACACAGGTGGAGCTTCAATGGCGGCTTGGGGCGCAACATCGACAACATTATTTAGCGCTGGTGTAGGGATGTTGATTGGTGGTGTTGCGCAAATGATGGTACCTAGCGTTGATCCGAATGCCAATCAAAATCAAGACGGCAATCGAGCCAACTATGGGTTTGGTGGTGCAGTGACAACGATTGCCCAGGGTAATCCAGTACCTGTATTGCGTGGTAAACGCGAGATTGGTGGATTCATTGTTTCAGCAGGACAATATCCTGAAGACATGATGTGAATAAAGTTGAGTCCAGGCGCATTAAGCGCCTTTTTTTATGCTTGAGGAATTTATGACGAATACAATTAAGGGCGCAAAAGCTGGGGCACAACAGCCACGTCAGCCAGTGATTGATCTTGACTCAGCACAATCTAAAACTTTTATCAAAATCCTTTATGGTTTGTCTGAAGGGGCAATTAAGGGACTATCCAAAGGTTATCAATCTATTTTTTTAGATGACACACCTCTACAGGACGCAAATGGCAATTGGAACTTTGAAAATGTCAGTGTTGATTTTAGAGAAGGTACAAACGATCAAACTTATATTGAAGGTTTTCCAGATATTTCATCTGAAACTGCCATAGGGGTTGAGTTAAAGTCTGAAACGCCTTGGGTCAAAGCATTTAATAAAACAGAACTTGATGCGGTTCGTTTGCGCTTGCGTTGGGGACCATTACGCCAACAGAATGAAAGCAATGGTGATGTGAATGGATATACCATTCGTTATGCGGTTGATGTGCAAACTGATGGCGGTACGTGGACAGAAGTTTTAAATACTCAAATTTCTGATAAAACCTCAGCCAACTATGAGCGTTCACACCGCATTGAATTGCCAAAAGCTGATTCGGGTTGGCAAGTGCGTATTCGACGTTTGACACCAAACACCAACTCAGAATTTATCAGCGATAAAATGTATGTGCAGGCAGTCACTGAAGTGATTGATGCAAAGCTACGTTATCCTAATACCGCTTTGCTTGGTCTGCGATATGATGCGCAAACGTTTTCAAATGTCGCAAAAATGGCAGTTGAATGTGAAGGTGTTGAAATCCTCGTGCCAAGCAACTATAACCCAGAAACACGTATTTATACCGGATTATGGGATGGTACTTTTAAACGTGCTTATACGAACAATCCTGCATGGCATTTTTATGATGCATGTACTGCGAAACGTTATGCACTGGGTAATCGCATCAATTCATCCATGATTGATAAGTGGTCTATTTATCGCTTGGGTCAATATTGTGATCAGCTTGTGCCTGATGGTAAAGGTGGACAAGAACCACGATTCACTTTGAATGTTTATGAACAATCTCAAGATGATGCCTGGTCTGTTTTATCAAAAATGGCTGGCGCGTTTCGAGCATATGTGTATTGGGATGGTCAATCAATTGTTTGTGATGCTGATATTCCGCAAGACACTGTTTATACATTCACAAGTGCCAATGTCATTGATGGTCGTTTTGAGTATTCAGGCACACGTGCACGTGATCGTCATACCATTGCTAAAGTGGCTTATGACAATCCAGAAAATCGTTATAAAACTGAATATGAAATTGTTCGTGATGAAGCTGCAATTGCAAAATATGGTATTCGAATTTTAGACATCTCTGCCTATGGTTGTACTTCAGTGGGTCAGGCACAACGTGCGGGAAATTGGGCATTAAAAACTGAACAGTTTGAAACGCGTACAGTGACATTTAAAGTCGGTCTAGATGGGTTTATTCCTCGCCCAGGCAAAGTGATTGAAATTGCTGATCCAATCTTTGCAGGACGTGCCAATGGCGGACGTATTTCTTCAGTCAGTGCAAATTTAAAAAGCATCACTGTAGATCGTGATGACGTGATCTGTCGCGCTGGTGATCGTCTTGTTGTAAATGGTGAAGATGGCAAAGCACAGGCGCGAATTGTTCAGTCAAAAAATGGCAGAGTGATTACCGTTGTAGCTGCATTTGATTCTGTTGCAGCGCAGAACGTGTGGGTTGTTGATGCTCAAGACTTGGCAACAATGAAGTTTAGAGTCGTGTCAATCACGCGAGATGAAACACATCAATTTACGATCACAGGTTTACAATATAATCCTGCAAAATTTGATGCGATTGACCAAGGCACGTTTATTGATGATCGACCAATAACGACCATTAATCCAAATATTCAGTCACCTGTCGAATCTGTTTCAGTATCTTCTGATGATATGGTCCAACAGGGCTTGACTGTTGCCACGATGTTAATCTCCTGGCCACAAGCGATCAGTGCTGTGAAGTATTTGGTGGAGTGGCGCAAAGATGATGGCTCTTGGATTAAGTTGCCAATCACGGGTAATAATTCTGTTGAAGTTCAAGGCATTTATTCAGGAAATTACCAGGCAAAAGTCACAGCGATTAATGCTTTTGAAGTGGCATCTTTGCCAACATTCTCTATCATTACAGAGCTGAAAGGGAAGCAAGGTACACCGCCTGCATTGGCGTTCATCAATGCAACGGGGATTTTGTTTGGTATCAAATTGGATTGGGGTTTTCCTGCGGTTGGTGCATTAGATACAGCTTATACGGAAATTCAAGTTTCACCCGATGGCGTAAGTAATATTGCGCAATTGGGATTGTTTGCATATCCAACGACAACGCATACATTGCAAGGATTACAGCCAAATCTAAAGCAATATTATCGTGCCCGTTTGATTGATCGAATTGGAAATATTGGTCCTTGGTCAAGCTGGACTAATGCAACCACTTCAGCAGATGCATCGAATATTTTGGAAATCTTGGAAAATAAGATTACTGAAACGCAACTTCATCAGGATCTGCAAACTAAGATTGATCATATTGAAGCGGTAGATGCAGAAATAGGACCAATTAAGCAGGACATTCAGAATACAAAGGATCTGATCAATCAAGAAATTGTTGATCGTCAGTACGCGATTCAACAAGCCAAAGATGGCTTATCTCAGCAAATTATTGATGGTGATGATTCAGTACTTCAGGTTGTTGATACAGTTAAGAAATCTAGTGAGGATGGTATAGCAGCTGCACAATCAGAAATTAAGGTTGTTGCAGATAATCTGAAATTGACTGCTGAAAAAACCGATGGTGTTTATGCGCAATTGAATCCTCCTATGATTGGTTCAGCAACAGATTTAATCGGCAATGATCAAGGCTTTGCAGGGACCTGGTCGCTTCAATCCGCAATGATTGAGGGAGATTTAGTTTTAAGTAAGCGTATTGATACAACTGTTGCTCAAGTCAATGATGTTCAAGCCTATGCACAGCAAGAAGTTCAAGCACGTATAGAGGGAGATAAGGCCACTGTACAAAAGATTGATACTTATATTGTTGAGAATGATCAAGCTTTAGCAACTGTGAGAAACTCAGCACAAATTGCAGTTGATAAATCAAATGCAAATGCGGTGCTAATCGATGCTTTAAATTTGGAGCTTGATGATAAAGCAAGTACTGGTGCTTTAAATCAGGTCAAGTCGGAATTATCTGCTGTTGATAATCGTGTCACTGCAAATACAACCATGCTGAATGGTGTTTATGCACAGATCAATCCGCCATTGATTGGTTCTGAGTCTGATTTAATTGGTAATTCAGGTGGATATGCTGGTGTATGGTCTGAACAATCAGCACGAATCGAAGCAGATATGGCGCAAGCCATTCGGACCGATACAGTCCAAACAGAATTGAATGGTAATAAAGCTGCTGTTCAAGAGGTGACACAATCTGTTAATGGTCTTTACGCGCAGAAATTTATCAAGCTGGATGTAAATGGAAAAATCGCAGGGTGGGGTGGTGCAAATAATGGTGTTGAATCTCAATTTATTTTAAATTTTGATTCATTTGCTATTGGAAGTGGAAGTAATGGAACTGTTTCTTATCCGTTCATTTTCCGAACCACACCATTTACTGATCCGGTCACAGGTACTGTATTTCCTGTTGCTGCATACTTGAAATCAGTGTTTATGGATTATCAGTCCGTAAAAACATCACATATTGATAAGCTTGCTGTAAAGACTGGCCAAATTGATGATTTAGCTGTGACGAGAGGTAAGATTGATAATTTAGCCGTAGGTAATGGCCAGATTGATAAATTAGCTGTAGATACGCTGAATATTAGAGACAATGCTGTGACAGTACCTGTTTCTGCATTTGCTGAAGCGAATCTGACCATTGGTACGAGTTATACCACTATTCAAACTTTGGCTGTACCAGCAGATATGGGGCATACGATTTTAACTTTTGGGTCGGTATTTAGCTTTGTAGGTTATACATCTAGTCAGCGGTTACTGTGCCGTGTACTGAAGAATGGATTTGTCGTCTTTGAAGATTTGGAAGTACATTTTATTGATTATGCTTCTGTCGGTACCACGACTCAAAACAGCGGACAGCACAACCACGGTATAACAGTCAATGTTAGTGGCTCAATGACTGATTCAGGAAATCATTCACATACATATTCTGGCAATACACAAAATGCGACAGCTGGAACCATATCGGGGTCGTCACATAATCATGGCTACAATGGATCGACCAACACAACTGGCTCACATAGTCATAATTTAAGTCTGTCTGGCAGTGCTTCAATGGGTCTAGACGGTATTCACAATCACAATGTGGAGATCAGAGGAAGTGCTCGAAGTGCAGGAACTTTGAATATTTCAAGACATGATTCAACTTTAATTGCGGGAACGTTTGAGCTTCAGTTGCGCTCAGATTCGGGCGGTAATGTGAACGTGTCACAACGCTACATCCATGCAATGACGATGAGGAAATAATGGCATATTTTGCAGTTTATTGTATTGAAACAGGTGTCGTTCTGAATGTTGTTGAATGCCCTGAATTTTTAAAGCAAAGAATACATCTTGATCCAGGTCAAGATGTATTACAAATAGATGATCAGATAGAGCAACTGCGTTATCTCGTCAAAAATCAAGAGCTAGTAGAAAACCAATATTATTTGAATTGAAAGCACCTTCGGGTGCTTTTTTTATTGCCAAATATCGGGGGTATCAATGGCAGATAATCAACAAATTGTAGAAGCTTCGACAGGTGTTGTGGCTGGCAAAGTTATTACATATGGAGGTAGCGCAGGCGGTGCTTTGGCTTGGTTCGCTTCATTGGATATAGCATTTTGGTTCAGTATTTTGATTGCGATTGCAGGCTTAATCATGAACTGGTATTACGCGCGTAAGAAAGATAAGCGTGACGAACTTGAACATAAAGCATATTTGGAAAGCTTAAAGGATAAATGTAATGTCAAACAAGACTAAATATATTGTGGTGGGTCTAGCAGCTGGTGCTGCTTTTTTTACATCTTTAATTAAGTATGAAGGCTATGAGCCAAAGCCTTATTTAGACAGTGCAAAAGTACCGACAATCGGAATTGGGTCCACATCATATGAAAACGGCACAAAAGTCAAAATGACTGATAAGCCAATCAATAAAGAACGTGCTGTTCAAATTGCAAAGGCTCATATCGCTAAAGATGAGGTTGCTTTCCGTAAGTCATTGCAGGGCGTTAAGCTCACTCAGACTGAATATGATGTGTATTTGGACTTTGTATACAACTATGGTCAAGCAAATTGGAATGGCTCATCAATGCTTCGTAATCTCAAAGCAGGGCAATATAAGCAAGCATGCGCATCACTTCTTAAATACAAATACGTTGCAAAGCGTGATTGCTCAATACGTTCAAATGGTTGTTATGGCGTTTGGACCAGACAATTAGACAGATACAATAAATGTATGGGGGTGCAGTAATGCCAATAGCCATAATCTTGTGGAAGTATAAAAAATGGATCGCAGTCGCGGTCTTTATTTTTTTATATCTGGTGCAAATCACCTATACCAATCGTTTGAGTGGAAAACTACAAGAAGCTGAACAGAAATGCACAGCTAAAGTCCAAAAACTTAAAGATGATCAGCAAAAGGCATTGATCGAAAAACAAAACAAAATAAACAAAGTGAGCGTAGATTATGAGCAACTTAAATCAGAGCAACGTGTCAAAGTCGAAACAGTTACACGTGAAGTGCAAAAGATCATTGAGCGTCCTGTTTATAACAACGTTTGTATTGATGATACAGGGTTGCAGCACATCAACTCACTTATCTCCGACGATTCCAGCTAATCTGATCGTACCTTGCCCCAAACTCTTAAAACTTGAGTCAGGGCAGGGCAAAGAAATCACACTTTGGATCATTGATACTGTTGCAAAATACAATGAGTGTCGAGCTTTGAATGATGCGAAGAGTAAAGCCCTTATTTGAAAGGGCTTTACTCTTTAATTAAGTTTCTTTTTCTTTGTTAATATAATTAACAAAAGAAAAGTTTAGATTTATATTGCCGGTGTTTAGTTGTGGATTAATTGCTCGTCTTTGCTCTAAATTAGGAGCGTGAATAAGACTAGACTTTAGTGTTAAAACTACAACCACAAATAAATAGTTTAAATGCTTTGAACGCATAATTACTCCTTATACATTTAGGGGGAGTAATGCTCTATTCACTTTTCGCAAAAAAAAGCACAAAGGCTCGAAGTCTTGACAAGATGCATCAAAACAACTAATCTAAATTAATCGTTACTTCTTGCAGAATTTAGTTTGAGACCCATTTTCTGACAAGAAAAATTAAATTGCTTTACTTGCTAAAGTAAAATAAAGGCCACCGAACATTCGGTGGTTTTTTTCATTACAAAGCTGAGTATAGCTCAATCGCATAACATATTGAATAACATTTTGACTAATGAGAAATATGTATGAATCATTTTTTTTATTTAACATTATGAATTTATTGTAATTGTTTAAAGAATTTTTTTTTAAAGCTCAATTTGATTGGTTGTTTTTTGTTCAAAATTAGGTTTAAAAACTATTTTTTAAAGATTTTCTTCTGAAATTTGTATTAAAAAACACCATAATATTCCAAAAAGTTATGCATGGGTTTTGATTGATTTCCCTGAGTTAAGTTTTTATCAAAAGTTCATCAATTAATTTCAAGCAATTCACCAAATTTATAATAATTCTTCATCTAAAGCTCTGACGTAATTTTTGACGTAATCTTTTATATGGCAATGATAAAATATCAAAAACGGATTGACTAAAGCATTGAATTATATAGCTTGTAATTGGATTGCTATTCATTGAGTTTTATGTGATCGGGTTCAACTCCCGCCATCTCCACCAAATTTGTAAATCATGATCTGTCACTTAGTTATACGATGTATCATGAAACTTAATAAAGCCTTGAAATTTAACAGTTTCAGGGCTTTTTTAATGCCTAAATTACTATCACACTCTATCACTAACATCATTTGAGAATAATGCACTATCACGATATGATGTTACACAGGAGTGACACACGTGTAACAGGTGATACATGCTTTCAGATTCACAAGTAAAAAGTCTAAAACCAAAAGAACAACGATATTCTCTTGCTGATGGTGAGGGCTTATCTATTGATGTGTCACCAACAGGTAAGAAAAAATGGATTGTTTCCTATCGAGTAAATGGTAAACAAACAAGAAAAAGTCTCGGTGAATATCCTGATCTCGGATGTAAGGATGCTCGGCAACTGGCAAGACAATTTAAATCAGAAGCTCAAGGCAAAACCTTAGACTCGCCACCTGTCAAAGCTGTCATTGATGAGTGGCTTAAACTCATGACGCCTAGATGGTCGAGCAAAAAGTATGTAGATACAGTGATCTATCGCTTGAATTACATTACGGAAGATTTCTCGAATCAACCAATTGATGAGGTCGAAAGAAAAACGATTGTAAAAAAAGTAAAAGAAATCGTGAATAAGGGAACACTTGAAACTGCTAAACGCTCACTTCGATTACTAAATGAAATCTTTAACTTTGCTATTGCTTCAGACTATACCCAAAAAAATCCATGTACTTTGATTTCTGATGTCATCCCACAGCAAACCGTTCGTAATATGCCGAGTCTTGATGCAGAGCAAATGCCTGAATTTTGGAAGCGTGTAACACAAAGCAATGTTACACCAGAACTGTTACACGCACTTAAGCTCGCATGTTACACAGCCGTTCGTATTTCTGAGTTACTTCAATCCCGTTGGGATAGTGGCGAAATCGATTTAGAAAATAGACAGTGGGTGATTCCAGCATCTCGTATGAAAATGCGTAGAGATCATGTTGTACCTTTGACTGATCAAACTTACTCGCTATTTAAAGAGCTATATGATCATAAGACAGATAATGGATATATTTTTAAGCACACTCGCAATCATGGTGAGCATGTTCGTTCTGAAAGTATTCTAGCAATTATTAAGCGAAATGGTTATGCTGGTCAGATGGTAACACATGGATTTCGCTCTTTATTCTCAACCCACACCAATAACTCAAAACTATTCAGGCCTGATGTAATTGAATATCAAATTGCTCACGTTCCTAAAGATCGTATTCGCGGTATTTACAACAGAGCTGAATATTGGGATGAAAGGGTAGAGTTGATGAAGTGGTATTCTGAACAAGTTGATAAATGGATGAAAGGCGCTAATTAAGCGCCTTCCTTTAATATTTCTTTTTTCATTCGTACCACGGTTGATGCAGTATATTTTTTTTGAACTCCAAATTCCTGATCTGGTGGATATTTCTCTAAATAGTATTTTTTGAAAGTATTTAGACATACACCTAATTCACTGGCAACCTGTGTCATAGAGTACCATTTCATTATCTCACCTCCATTTCATAAATTGCAAAAGTCTCTTTGGTGGTACGTGTCATTGGTGGTAAAAGTGGCTTACCTTTACCAGAACGCATACCGCCTTGATATTTTGGTTTAAGTGCATCAATAAATGCACCCTCAACATTATTTAAATCGTGTTCTGGCACTGGTAACAAATACACTCGATCAAATATTTTTTTAGCTTCAGACACATGGCTTGCAATGCGTGCTGATGGATTTGTGCTTTGTCCAACATATACAACCTCGGTACCCCAACATAAGAAGTAGACACCAGAGTTAAAACCGTATTTGGGAACCTGCTGTAACCCTTTCAAATTACATATACTAAATGGCGCTTGTTCTGTAATTTGTTCTGCTGGCACTGTGATTTTTAAATTAAATGGTAAATCAGCACCATTGCAACGAACCATAAGGTTTTTAGAAATCCAACTTTTAACTTCCGAAACCTTAAATAGATAATCCCCACCATCAATTCTATAATGTGGTAAATACCCTGATTCAGCATAAGCAATAAGTTTTTCCAAAGGCAATGTATCAGGTCCAGCAATTTCATTAGCTGATTTTAAGCCAGTAGGGTATTCCGTAGTCTTGTGAATAATCACGTGTGGCAGTTCTTCCATCAACCTTCCTCCTTTTCTTCTTTCCAAATTCTATAATTAATTATTGAGCTGATAGTTGAAGCTGAAACACAGTACTCTGTTGCTATAGCAGAGATAGACAATTTAGCTCTGAATTTATCTCTTATTTCTCGCACCTTTTTCCAGTTTAATTTAGTAGATCTCCGGTTCTGGCAATTTTCAGATCTTGCAATAAATCGACAATTACTTGGCTCATAATTTCCATCATTATTAATCCTATCAAGTTCATAACCATTCTCAATATCACCATAAGAGTCAACCCAAGTTAAAAATCCTTTTGAATCCATCCACTCTTCGCAAATTGTAATTCCTCTTCCACCATAGTCTTTGTAGCTTCTAACCTTTGGATCGTAACACCGACGAATCATGTTTCTCCATACGTGGTAATAAGGATGTTTTTTGGCTGGAATGCCATTAACATAACCCCTTTTATTTTCACTCCTTGAATTGAACTCTTTGATTCGGCATGGTCTACATTGCCCTGAACTTTTGGTTCTGATGTGGAAGTTATAATTATCTTTAGTTACTTGTCTTTCAATTTTGCAAGTAGGGCAAGTTAGGGAATATTGATTGGTCATGCAATTTCTCCCAAACTCTTAACCACTTCACTAGGTAAATCATTCACTTCATTGATTACGATGAAATTCACAACAATGTGGTATAAATCATCAACTTGCTTTTTGCTTAATTTCAAAGTTGTTTCATCACCACTAATTACAAAGGGTGCTAACTGATCTGCAATTTCATGAGCCGTTTCAAGGATTTCTTCAGTTTGAATTGTCATGATCAGGCTCCTTGTGTTCTGTCACGATATTCACACCACAGAAAGGGCAATAATTCAAAGCAACACGATTTTTCTTAAATCGACCTGCGACAATTTCAAGACGTGAGGATTTTCGATCAGAGGTTGTCATGACGTTAGCTTCAATATCACCATAATGATGGGTAGTTACTTCTTTTAAAGATTCACACATATTTAACCAGTTGCCATTGTTCACGCATTTCTTAGTCATGACTTTGCTCCTGTGCTTCGATCATTGTTTTATATTTTTCAAAATCGCAATTTTCAGGATCAGTATTAGTAAGCAATTCTTGGATTTGACAAGCTGTGCGCCACCATTCGATTACACGTGGATTTTTAGATTCAAAAGGATAAACTTTACTTTCTGGGTCACGCTGAAAAACATTTGTTGATGATGCTAAAAGATCTACTAGTTCTAAAGTTTGTTCAATAATTTGAAAGTCTGTGCGATATGGATTTAGACCACTTTCCTCAATAAAACGCTTCTGTTTTTCATGATCAAGAACAACAAAGTTCTTAGCAGATTCTTTAAATTCAGAAGCCATGTAGTTTAAATGATAGAGCACAGTGTCTTTTTCATCTTGATGTTTAAAGCCCAGTTCAGGCACTTGATTAAACAAGTAATTGGCTGAGAGTTTTGGCACCAAAACAAACCCTTCAGGGGTGGCTTTGGCATCCTTCAACTGGATATTCAAATCATCAATTACTACTTGCTTTTGTCTTGACTGAATCAACCAAAGTGCAAATGCTGAATTCACTGCTCTTTCTGCAAGCTCTTTAATTACATCATCAGCACTTGCCATGCTTGGGATTAATACATACATGTTGTCAATAATGGAGAAGCTTTTAAAATCCCCACCTAATTTAATCCACTCAATTTCAAATGCTTTGCGTTCTTCTTCTATATTAATCATCACGCCACCTCAACAAACTTTATTTCTATGGCGCTTAATATCTGCCGCCATTGATTTAGTAGAATCAATAATTAATTTTTCAGCTTTAGTTACATCCTCAAGACTGTTCATATAACAAGCGATCCCATTACCAGCAATGCAATAACCAAATTCAACTGCCAACTCTGGATCTGTTTTGGCTAAGTGATCAAAGATAGGTCCAATCATTTGCTTGAATAATTGCTCTGCAATTTCATCAACAGAGCCGTCAAGATTTAAGCTTTTAATTTCCATCACGCCACCTCATCTCGTTGAAAGCATTTAATTTCCACATCGCTAGGGGCTTCTATAATTAAACGAGGTTGAAAGCCATTTCTGTAATCTTGAGGTTCAAGTTTCATTGGCCATTTTGGGAAATCACAATCTTCATAATTTGGATCATGGTTGGCTACACCAATCATCCATGTACCACTATTGTTTGGGCAGTGTTGACCTGTAACCACAATAGCCATATCACCAGATTTCACGAGGTATTCAATCGGCTTTCCATTGGCACAATTATCATAATCATCATTAAAATGATTAGTTTCACCAAAGGTGTCGTCTGAATAACCTTCAAAAATTAAAGTTACAGTTTCCATCACAACCACCACGCCATTTGCCAAAGTTTTAGGAGGGTCATGCTACTAATCTCCCTCGTTTGCGTTCTGCATAAAGCTTTTCGTAATAGGCTTGGCAGAGGGGAATCTTGTTTTTAATCTTCTGAATGATTGATTCATCACGTTCAATGACTACAGTTGTTAAGCGTTCACGAATATCAATTTCAGCAACCAAATTTATTAATTGTTCTTGATCCTCGTAAGGCTTCAATAACTCTTCAGGGCAGGGGAATAACCAGAAATCAATCTCTGCACGCTCACACTCGTAAAGCCACATATAAGCCTGCATCTGAATGTCATAACCAGCTTTGTTAACTTTGTCTTGAGCTTCATCTTGAAAGAATGGGTGAGTACCAATATCCCAAGAGCATTTTGCGTCTATGATCAATTTATTTTTAAGATCAAGCACATCACACTCACCAGTGATTAAGTCATTTTCAACTCGACCAACATGTTTTTGATAAGCACGAAATCGCATCTTTCCTGACAACTCAATTGCCATTTCTTCAAGTTGATTGCCTTTTTGGGTGTACTGGTTGCCTGTGAACGACTTAAAAGTGAATAAATCCTCTTTAACAATTGAACGGATTTCAGTTTTAGCCGTATCAGAAAGGCTTTCACCTTTCTTTTTAGGTTCACCGATTAGCTTGTGAAGGCTTGAGGCACGGAATAGTTTCATTGCTTCACCTCCATCTTTAACAACCAAAAGCCATATCCGTTTGTATGTACCGAAAAACCTTTGTATGTTTTGCCTGTTAGTTCCGACTTGCCAACATCAACAAGCGGTAGCAAGGCATGAGCAATCGCATCGAATGCATCAATGCTCACCTCGTAGTTATCAAAAATTGCCTGTTCCAATTCATCATATGTAGAGTTATCGTCTAAATTACATAAGTGACAAATAAGTTCGTGTGTATCAATCATCCTTGAGCCTCCACAGCAATTTTTTGAGCATCTGTTAAATCAAAACCATCTAAAAGGTATGATTTTTCGATTGCGTTTAAAGCTAACTGCTCTAAAGCATCGTCAAAAGCCTTGTCATCAAGTTTCGGCTTTGCAACTGACTGTTCTGATTTTTCAGCACTTGCATTCTTAAACCAGTCTTTTGGTGAGCTAATACCATCACGTAAGCTTGTGAAAATTTTACGTAAGGAAACAACATTGGCAGGGGTGATGGCATCAACTCGACGTTGAATAAATCCCTCAATGTCTGCCTTAGTGACATTAAACTGCTCAAAAGCAACAACTAATTTTTGAACACCTTCTGGTGATGTGTCTGCTGAGGCGTGAATGGTTTTTTCGCATTGATCAACTGCTGCATCTACAACATCACCCGGTATCACCCCAAGGATGCAAGCACGTAAACGACGAGCGCCATTGTTTGCAACAAGTTCATAAATATCGCGTGGGTCTTCTAATTTTTTAGATCCATTCCGCGTATATCGTTTATGAGGCACTTGGAAAACTTTAGTTTGACGAGTATTCGTCTCAACATCCCATGCAAAAGCCTCAACTGTTGATTCGCCATTTTCAGAAGATAGCTCGCGAATGCCATACTGAATATTTCCCCAATTTTGAGCTAACATTTCAGCAAGGCGAATTGATGGACCTGATATAGATGATCCACCACGAGCATATGAATAAACTGCTGATTGAGCTAAACCCGGTCTTTGACAAGCATTCATTACACGGTCATAAGCTTCAATTGGGTTACGTGGAAATTGTTTAGCAATCACTAGAGCAGCTTGAACTTCCGCAACAGAGCGTTGAACATCTGACTGAACCGTTGATACAGTGCTGTTTTGTGGTGCTGTAGGTAGAAACGGGTTTGTATTTACTGGTGCATTCATCTTCTTATTCCTTAAAATGGTAATGGGTTATCGGGAGCAGTTTTGTCAATGTAGGAGACAACAATTTCACCTTGTGTGACCTCCTCAACTAGCAACTTGAAATAACCCATTGCCTCAGCAAGTGTTCTTTCATTTGCTTGAGCTGGACGCTTAATCAAAACGTCCAACGCTTCAAGTAATTGGCGCTTTTGGTGTATCTCCATTCAAGCCACCATCCCTTTTAATTCATTAACTTTTTCTTCTTCAAAATGCGCTTTAAGCATTTCATTAAGTGCGTAAACTTGGCTATTTGTCAGTGCAAATTGAAGTCCATGAGCCGCAAAAATATCGTCATAATCTTCAACAACAGGACGGTGCCAAGTCGCTACTTCAAGCAAGTCATAATCAACATCAACATCATTTTGCGGATCGCTTGTATTGTTCCAAGCAAGTGAGCTTGTTGTTTGATTTGCTTCAACAACAGCGGACACATAACAAGCGCTGTAGTTATGTACAATTAATGAGAAATAGACTTTTGAGTCTTGGATAACAAACTCATCAGCAACTACAAGATTTTGAAAAGTAGGAGCTTCAGGGGCGTAATTAGAAAGCATATTCATTGTTGTGGCTCCTTATTCAAGCCATCCAAGTAAGCCCGACGATCAACACCTTGCTTGTGACCTCGCTCAAAAGCTTCTTTAGTTGCATCAGCTTGACCACCTACTGCACCCATCCAAGCCAAATGCTCAATTGTGTCAAGCAGAACCTTATCTGCTTCAGGTGTGCTAGGGTTTTGTTTAAATTTTAATTCGTATTTACAACCTTCATCAGAGGTATACGCAATGTTTGCAGAAAATTTAGAGAGTCCCATTCCTCACCCCCTTACCAAAGCGATATAAAACATCGCACCGATCAAAAAGATGATGATTGAGCCAAGAAATACATCCTGGATAAATGCTCGCTTAACGATTTGATCTATCGTCAGTAGACGTTCTGGTTTTTTGTGTGACATAATATTCTCACTCTTTGAGTAAAAGCCCTTTGATGTCGAGTCGTGAGGGCTTTTTTATTTAAAATTAAAAAGCTTTTTGAAATTCATTGATTAGGCAGATAAAGCATCCGCACTTTTCATCTACTGGATCTTCACCAACATCCGCAGTTTTTACCGCTTCGCCCATTTGCTGATTTAAGCCAGTACCTTCTAAAACGTATTTCTCCATTGCTTGAGCGTGTTCAACTTGACCGCCTGAAAGCTGAAGGAGTTGTAAGCGTAAATTTTGAATATCCATTTTTGTCTCACTGAGGAGGTTTGTTTGTGTATGAGGTAAATATCGCACTTCCGATATTGTTAGTCAATAGGTAATCCGATATTTTTATTTTTATTCCGATATTATTTGAATCTTTTATGTTTTAATAGACAAAAGAAAACCCACGCTGGGTGGGTTAGAGAATTAATTTGAAAATTTATTTGTTGCTTAAGACTTTAGTTTTTGCCTCTCTAGATTCTTTTCGAGCCTTTAACGTTTTCTCCAACATTGATATCTCTTTTAGATCACTCCATGCTAGAAAAAAACTAAATATTGATGTTAAACCAACTGATAATATTAAGGCCAATAGATGTTTACTGGAAAGTAAGCTTAATGAATTGAGAATATACATTCCAAATACAATTACAATAAAAAGCACGGCTACATATAAGGATGACTTGCTTCTTATATCCACAGTAGATGTTAGTCTATCTCTCTCCGATTGATTCAAGCCATCTAATTTAAGAGCATCTAGCATTCCTTTATAGGCTAAGTAAATTTGACTTAATGGAAGCAACAAAACAAAAGAGAATTGAACCAAGTTGATGTTGATGTTAATTTTCAAATAATTGAAAATTATTGAAAAAATGACAAAAAGAGCTACCAATACTAAAGCAATAAACCTAGCATTATTATAAAACGGCAAATAGCGTTTAGTCATAGTTAGTCACCAAAATTTATATTGGTCGTCATCCAATTATATAACTGAACCTTTAAGCCTTCGTTATATACTTTGTCATTAATGGTTTCAACTGGAATTTTACCACTCATTTTTAAATTTTCAGCTGTAACCTTTGTGCCATCTTCTAATGTGATGACATAGTCATCATTGTGACGCATAGAAGATGCAACAGTATCTATTACTTTTTGCCCACTTTTAGATGTTTTGCGGTTGTAAGTTAGAGTTAGCTTAAGTTTAAGATTTGCATCATCTAATCCATCTTCAAGCTTTAAATCATCTAGATCAACCCCAAAAGCTGATTTAAGAACATCAACAACATTATCTTCAATTTTATAGTCAATTTTTGCAGGAATATTTGATTCAACTTTATGAATTGGCTGAACCTCACAAGAACCTATGCCAGATGATATAGATATTGTTTTTGCTGGTGTATTTTCCAATTTTTCTTTGATGGCTGGATTAGGAGCGTCTTTTAGTATTAATGCGCTGTTTTCAGGTAACGCCTTAGCAGCCTCTCCAAGCAACCATCCCAAGTATGATTCTAGTATTCGTGCAGTAAGCGATCTAGATTGAATTATAGCAACATGATTATCAATAACACCAAAATAGAGGACGCTATCAATAAATTCCTTTCTAACTACATCACTGGATTTTTCTTCATCTTCATCATCTGGTGGTAGATCTTCGGTTAAATAGGTTTTAATTGGAAATTCAGAAGCATCATCACTATCAATTTTTAAAACAGCTTGAGCCTTACCTGATTCAACAATAATTAATTCACCAAAGAACATGCTCTGATGCGAGCTAGCATGATTAATAAGTATAAAATCATCTTTAGTTGCAGAGATGAATTGTTGTCTATTGGTAGCTTTATAATAAAAAGATTTATCTTCTAAAAGCTGAGCTTTTAGTAATTGACCAAGATTCGCTCCTCTCAATAAATCAACTTTTTTATAATGTACAGTTTTTTCTTTTGTAACAGTTTTACTCATTAATTTTCTCCACCCGATCATTCTAAGGGCTGCGTCGGGTTCGCAGTTTTTATTTATCTTTTGCGCTATTAATCTTTTGCCCAAGCTTACCTTCGTTGACCAGCTGTATAACTTGCTCATTTGTAAGCACAGGTATGAAAACTTTGTCACCAATATCTTTAGAAAGAATCTTGACTTCATCAGCTGTTAGCATCAATGCTTCACCATGTGTCGCAGCATCATTGATGCGAGCAATAATCTGATTAACTGGTAGTTTTAAGTTGTCCATATATCACCTAAATTACTAATCTAACTTTTTCTCATTCGCTTAGGGCGAGAACCACCAAGCGGTCTAAATGCATCAATTACCAAACCTACTAAAACCATTCCTTCTTCAAATTCAATAATATTAGGATGAAAGTTTGGATTAAGAGCTTGTAAATATTTACGCTCATCACTTTCAATAACTAATTTTTTAAATGTTGCATCAGTGTTATTTCTAACAACAATCAAATCTCCAGAAATTAAGTCACACACCTGAAATTTTGGATTTACTAAAATACAGTCACCCTCCATGTAGGTAGGTGAATTACTAATACCAACTACTTTTAAATAAAAACAACCATCAGGATCATCAGCACTTAAAGGTGGCAACCATTCAGAAATATCTAATGGATTTATTTCCTCTACAGATGTCATTGATCCAGCTTGAACCCATGATAAAACAGGGATTAATTTTGAGGTGACAGGTACAACGTTATTGTCAAATTCACTAACTACACCTTTTTTAAGATCTTCAGCGGTAATGCCCAATGCGCTAGCTAGCTCAAGAATTGAACCTGTTGATTTAGCTGTGCCAGTTTCTAGTTCGGAAATTACCGATTGTTTAACTCCAGACTTTTGCGCTAATTCCTTCTGGGTCATTTTTTTTGCTTTACGCAATTTCTTTAAATTTTCACCCAAAGTGCTCATAAATCTATCTCAACTTGCTTTATCGGAATTCTGATACATATTTCAATCGGTTTGGCTATTGTATAAATATCGGAAAACCTATATATTTAATAAAAATATTGGAGGTTCATATGAATCAATGGCAGAAAATGATCTCTGATCTCAAAGAACAGGGATTAACACAAGCAAATATCGCCACTGAAATTGGTTGCTCACAAAATTATGTAAGTGATCTGGAGCGAGGAGCTTGCGGAAAACGTCTTTCATACGATCTAGGTAGAAATCTAGAAACTTTATGGAATCAGCATAAACAAACTACAAATGTCGCTTAGGAACCACCATGAGCAAAGTATCAATTGAATTAAGCGCAAGAGCCAGAAATACCCACACACAGATCTTGCAACGACTTGCAGTGATAGTTAACAGCACACTTGCAGACGAATTAGGATTAGACGCATCTTGGCTATCTAAGTTTAAGAATGATCGTAAAAACAATGGCTTGACCGATCTTGAAACTGTTTGCGTGATGTTGGACAAACTTGGAGTTCAAGTTATTCCAGAAACTTACGAGTGTTATGAGAGGAAGTTCGTGGAAGCAATTTTCTTTTTAGCTCGAATGCAAATTACACATTCTGGTGATGTTAACGACTATCAATTTGCGTCTATCGCACCACGATTGGCGGAATTTGGATATTAAAAAACCACTTCAGCAGTAACTGGAGTGGTCTTAATTCATAACGAGATGGAAATGAATATGCATAAAATTTTAACAGACATTGAGCTACAGCGAAAGATTTATTTATTTCAAAAGGCAGTCGAAGAACACGCTGAAAAGCGCTCACTTCCGACTGCTCAGTCTGTGGCAGTTGCAAAGGCTGAACTATGGGCATTTATACAAGGAGCAAACGCATGAGTGTTGATGCGCTAAATTGGGCGTGGACTGCACCAGTTGAAAGTTCAGCACAGCGCCTTGTCTTGCTTTCATTGGCTGATCGTGCAGGTGAGCACCATACTTGCTACCCAAGCAATAGCAGATTGGCAAAAGACACAGTTTTGAATATCAAGACTGTTCAAAAAGTCGTAAATCAACTTATCGGTTTAGGATTGGTTGCTGATACTGGTAAAAAAATGGGAACCACAAATAAGGTTCGAGTTTTAAAATTAGTTGGTGTGCAATCAAGAGGACAAAACCAAAATCGGGATAGTTATAACGAACCCAAAAAAGGGTTAATTGATAAAGATAACGAACCCCAAAACGGTGCTATTAAACACACCCAAAAAGGGGTTGATTCGGTAGAACAAACGAACCCAATTTTGGAGGGTAACGAACCCAAAAACGGTATCGTGAACGATCCCAATTTTGGGGTACAGAACCTACCAATTAACCTATCAATGAATCTCTCTTGTCAACACGAGTGGATTCCAAATCAAAATCAGTTGGTCGGAGTTCTTCAGCAAAAGGGGCATGGTCAAAATTTAAAATTCATTTTTGGATTACCGAGTTTTGAATTTGAGCTTGGAGCATTCAACACTCATTTCGATGGTCAAGTTTTGTCTGATGCAAAAAAACTCTACAAGTTTGCAAATTGGATTTCTGACAAGTTTGAACGTCATGTGAAATTGCATCCTGAGTACACCGAAGTTTCTCAACCTGAACAACCACAGCAACCACCAAGTACCGAATTCAAAGGCGTACGCAAATCATTCAAGGGGATGGACCAATGATTGAATTATTTTCTATCCCTGTTGAACAAGCGATTTTGTCTACCGTGATCGGTACCGAGCAAGGCATGGATGAGTACATCGAGCAGATTGATTCGTGTGATTTCTATGCAGCTCAACATCAAATTATTTGGACTCATGTGAAATCTCAGTTTGTGAAAGGCGAAGCGTATGACCAGGTGATGCTTTGGGAATTAATTCGTGCTAATGCGGTTGAAGTTAATGCGGTTGATGAGAAATTCATTCTCAATTTGATGGGGTGTTACTGCCCTCATTCGCTTTTACCAACACACCTTAAAAAACTCAAAGATTTTGCAACTCGCAGAAAAATTCAAGATGTGAGTAAGCAAATCGGCACTTTGGCGTTGGATATGGTTTCGTACACATCTGAAACCGCCTTAAATCGTGCACAGGCTCTCGTCAGTGGCTTAGAAACAGGTTCGGTGGACAATCGCCTCAAACATGCTCATGAGTTCTCTAAGGACGCAATTAAGGAGTTTTTAGAGCGACATACAGCTTTGCATAACAACACGGCATTTGATGGCGGTATTCGTACTGGCTTCTGTGAGTTGGATAACAAGCTGGGTGAAGTTGGCAAAGGTGATTTAGTCATCATCGGTGCACGCCCAAGCATGGGTAAAACCACACTCGCTCAGAACTTTGCAGCAGACATGATGGTCAATCAAGGTTTACCAGTTTTGTTTGTTTCAATCGAGATGTCAGGCAAGCAGATTGCACAGCGCATGATTAGTGGAATTGGTCAAATTGAGTTGCGAAAAGTTCTAAGTGGTAAGGCTCAAATTGAGGACTGCGGAAAGATTAACACTGCTGCCATGATCTTAGAAAAAGCACCTTTGATGATTGATGACAATGCTCGTTCAACGACTTCAACAATCCGCAGATCAGCACGAAAAGTACAAGCCGAATATGGAAAAGTCGGGGCGATATTTGTTGATTATATCCAGCGTGTAACTCCACTTACTAAAAACAATTATGGTCGCTCTGACAAAGATATTGGCGAGATTTCAGGGGAATTGAAAAAGATTGCTCGTGATTTTGAATGTCCAGTATTTGCTTTGGCTCAATTAAATCGAAACCTTGAAAACAGACCAAATAAACGTCCCGTAAACGCTGATTTAAAAGAGTCAGGTGATTTAGAGCAGGATGCGGACATCATCATGTTTATCTACCGAGATGAGGTTTACAACAAGGAATCTAAAGAGGCTGGAACAGCTGAAATCATCATTGGTAAAGCTCGTAATGGCTCAACAGGTACGGTTCGATTGGCAACCGACTTAGCTCGCTCAACATTTGCAGATTTAAGTCCTGAATATTACGCAATGATGCAAGGGGAGTTGGTATGAATGCAGTTGAGTTTGTGAGGAAGTTTGGATTTAAAGCGTCACATGAATTAATAAATGCTAAATGTTGGACTATGCGTCAAATAGCTATGTCCACTTGCATTGATGATAAGGATGAGCTTCAAAGGTTGGTCGATAGCTGGGAGTTGGTACAAATCCATGGCTTGGAAAACTCTAAAAAGATTGTTGCTAATGCGCCAAGTGATGAACATTTCTATTCTTGGACATTAGGTAATTCAGGTGTGAAAGATAAAACTGTAAATATTGGTGAGTTACGTAAAGCCATCGCAGACATCGAAAGCGTAGGGGGTGGGGTGTGAGAGACTTCAATCTAATGCTTGGTGATTGTCTCGAGCGCATGAAAGAAATCGAAAGCGGTACCGTAGACATGATTCTATGTGACTTGCCATACGGAACAACGTGCTGCAGTTGGGATGCTGTTATCCCATTTGAACCGCTGTGGGCTGAATATGAGAGAGTAATCAAACCGAATGGGGCAATTGTTCTATTTGGCGCTCAACCATTCACAGCAGTACTTGCTTGCTCAAATCTTAAATTGTTTAAGTATGAATGGATTTGGGAAAAGCCAGCTGCGACAGGTTTCTTGAATGCTAAGTTGCAACCACTTCGAGCGCATGAAAATGCATTGGTTTTTTATAAATCACAACCAACGTATAACGCTCAAAAAACTTATGGTCATGAGCGAAAAACAGCAAAAAGAAAGGATATTGGTGCAGAA